ACCCTATTTACGATGTTTAATGGACTATTCGTATCGACTGTCGTATTCGTGTTTTTCCGTGCGGCCTTGACACTATTTCGAGGTGGTGGTGGTCCTAATCCGATGGGTCCGACTAATTCGTTAAGCAATTTTGGCAACATCAAACAAGATGATAAGGTGAATATGATCAAAGCCAACATTTCGTTGTCAAGTTGGGCGGGAAGCCCCGAGATTTTCCGAGAATGTACCGAAGTAGTATCGTATTTGAATAATCGCACTAAATATCGAGAAGTAGGCGCGGAGGTTCCCCGCGGTATTTTGTTGGAAGGCCCTCCTGGAACCGGTAAAACATTAATCGCCAAAGCTATAGCGAGTGAATGTGATGCCAATTTTATTTCGGTTTCATCCAGTGAATTTGTAGAATTATTTGTTGGAATGGGGGCATCAAAAGTCCGCAATTTATTTCGTCAAGCTCGAGAACAAAGTCCGTGTATTATATTTATGGATGAGATAGACGCAGTGGGTAAAAGACGCGGCACCGGATTGAACGCAGGGAATGATGAACGAGAGCAAACATTAAATCAGATTTTAGCGGAGATGGACGGATTTACACAGAATGATGATGTGTTAGTTATAGGTGCGACAAACCGCAAGGATGTATTGGACGATGCGTTGTTGAGGCCCGGCCGTTTCGACCGTATCATTAATATTCCTTTACCCGATACATCAAGCCGTCGTTCTATATTGGATGTTCACTTATTGAACAAGACATATGACACAAATATAGATGTAGACAATTTGGCAGTAGAAACCGCTGGATTTTCCGGAGCAGAATTGAAGAACTTGGTGAACGAGGCGGCCATAAATGCTGTTCGTGTTGGACAAACTATGATAACAAGCGAACATATTGAAGATGCGTTACAGAAACTAACTGTAGGAATTATCAAAGACAATGATACACGGAGCGATGATGCGATATTGAGAGTTTCGCTCCACGAAATTGGTCACGCGTTTTTGGCAGCATCGTTTGAAAAATATTTTGAGCTGAAGAAGGTATCTATACAGAGCACGTATAATGGAGCGGGAGGATTTACATCTTTCAAACCTCTCACGGATATAGTGGATGGAGGGTTATACACAAAAGACCTTTTGATGAAACGGTTGATTGTATGTTTAGGAGGGAAAGCCGCTGAATCCGTGTTTTATGGCGATGACTTTGTTTCTCTTGGAGCTCAACAAGATTTGAAGCAGGCGAATTCCATTGCCAAAAAAATGATTGGTAAATATGGTATGGGAACGAAGTTGAAGACTTTTTTCAATGAAAATGATGGGGGAGGCTATTCAGATTACATAAAGGACTTGTTTGATAAAGAAGTGCAGACTCTTTTAGACGAGGCCTATGATTATGCATACAACGATATTTATCAGAATCAACACACAGTAAATATTCTGGCAAATATTTTGACTCATTCTATAACTATGGATGGGGACTTTGTGTCTGAGTATGTTCGACTGAAACAGAATGATGAAACAAAATGAGATAACAAAATAAATATAAAGATTAAAACTGTGTATTGTTAAATGGATAGCCACCCGAAACCTATGATGGATATTTCTTTAAATGATATAGACCAATATGAACCATTTGTTGAAACAAATACTCCAAAAGAATCATATAAGACATTTGATGATTATTTTGATGTGTTGAGCACAAAAATGATGAATATGTTTTATGGTGTGGCATTAAACGGAGTTTTAATGTATGGAACAATTATGTATTATTCTCAAGTGGGATTCAATATGTTATATGACTCAGACCCGATGGTTGCTAACACGATAGATTATTTATCATATCTCAAAACCTATTCGTATGGTATTATGAAAAATATGAAGGTAGAACCGTTTCATACAAATTGGACATCTATTTCCTATATTTCATATGAGTATTTTGAAAGACCTAAATATAATGAAATGGTCATTAGTATTGAGAGCGGGTTGTGTAGCACCATTGTTGTGGATAGCGTTAACGACGTTCTATTCTTCGAGAAAAGCAGACATATCGTAGACAAAACGGATGACCCCCTTTTTATTACAAAATTTGAAAGTTCAGGCTCTTCGTTGTATTATGTGTCGCGACAACTTCCAGTCAAACTGGATTTGACCAAATACACGCAATCAAAAATCCGGTTTATTTCAATCGTTTATACTCATCCACAAATGATAACCCAGATTAATTTGGAGATTCCTAATAGTTGGTATGTCAAACACAATGAACTATTTAGTCAAGAATTCATATTTAGAGCTTTGGCATACCAAGCGGAAGAATATGTTTTTGATCTGAGTTATAAGCTCTTACTTCTTGATAATAATATGAACTACGTTGAACTAACGAATAACCAGTATGTGGAAATCAGTGATGATGACTACCGAATTCTCACGGATGCATAAAATGTGGAAAATAAATAATAAACAATATAAAGATAAATATTTGAATATATATATAGGTGCTTTGCCTAATGAGTGTGTCTAAAACTTTAAACGACACTAAATACAAATTGTATGATAAATGGAATTTGTATTACCATTTACCAGACAATAAAAATTGGGATTTATCAAGTTATACGATAATATTGAATAAATTGAATACTGTTGAAGAAGTTGTTTCTCTCAATAGTAAATTTGGTGGTCACATAATTACAAACACTATGTTGTTTTTGATGAGAGATGGAATTACTCCTCGATGGGAGGATAAACGAAACCGGTGTGGTGGATGTTTTTCATTCAAGGTGAGTAATAAAAATGCCGAACAAGTATGGAAAAATTTGTTTTATCTTACTTGCGGAGAAAGTCTTTTGAAAACAAAAAATGAGTGTGTGAACGGAATCACAATTTCGCCTAAGAAGCATTTTTGTATTGTGAAAATCTGGTTAGAGAATACGGAGATTCAAGACCCTAATATGATAGTCCCTATTGAAAATATAATGAAACAGGGGTGTTTGTTTAAGAAACACGAGCCTGAATTTTAACAAAGAAGTGTATATTTATATCCGTAAATAAATATATATACATATATCCGTTGGGTGAATATGTCGATAACAAATGATTTAGTGTATAAAACGGGATTAGCGTCATTTTATATACAAACTATAACAGGAATTATTGATGTGTATGTTTTAACTCTCAAATATGATACGTCTGCCAATATAATAAAGTGGCTACTGATCATAGAATTGTTGGTTCAATTTGTAGAAGCCTCGTTTTATGTTTGGATGGTTTCCAATTTTTCCAATATCGGTAATATCACGCCAATACGGTACTATGACTGGATTGTAACAACGCCTTCGATGTTGTACACATATTCAATGTATTTGAGTTTTGTCAACAATAAACAGAATACGTCTCTGTATAAAATGACGATGGACCATATTGTGCCGTTGGCGTCAATATTCGCATTGAACACTCTTATGTTGGGTTTTGGATATGCTTCGGAAATGAAAGTTTTCTCCTACACAACCGGAACACTTCTTGGGTTCTTACCATTTTTCGCGATGTTCTACATTATTTACGAGGAATTTGCAAAGTATTCTTTCATCGGGAAATCCACATTTTGGTATTTTTCCGCCATATGGGCGTTGTATGGAGTAGCATCTCTATTATCATACAAGTGGAAAAACATTTTCTATAATGTTCTTGATCTGTTCTCTAAAAACTTTTTTGGATTGTTTCTGGCTTTTGTTTTATACAAGATGAAACTTTGATACATACCAATCCCATCCTATTCTTCAAGTAATACCTTTATATATTACTTGAACTCTACAATCACGAACTCTATTTCATCTTTTTCAATCCATCATCGATTAAATTTTGTTTTTTATGATGGAGGCAAAGGCGCCAAACACAACTTGATTTCACCCAAAGATGCGACATCATACTTTACAATAAGGGGCAAATCATTGCCCAAATACATCTCCAAATTACTACACAACGGCGTGCACTTAATGAAATGGCTCAAAGACTTTAGCGAAAACTCACCCTGAATAACGACAGACGCATCTGGTTTTTGAATAAACTCCATCGAACCATCCGATTCCGAACGCAAAATTCGACTGCTTGCGAAATTACCTTCGCAAGAAAATATCAAGTCCGACCCCACAGACTTAATCTCAATACGGTCTGAAATACCATTCAAATCACGGATAATCTTTTGGAAATCCGATGTTGGCAAATTGATCACCGTCGAATATGTTACATCTGGAACAATGAGCTCTTCATTATCCGGCTCAATCAATCGAAGTTTCTGTGTATAACACTGTTTGATATCACCGTTATCATATTGTAAACCCAAATGGGAGACAACACCATCGTGATAATCGTCATTTTCGATATATATTGAAAGAGTATCGTCATTTGACATAGTAGAAATAACCTTGAATAAATGAAGGGTATTCGCGCAAATGATTATCTTATCCGGGTCGCAGTCATACTTCTCGAACTTACTTGCGTGAAGCACAACATTAACCAATATTGTATGAGTTTTGTCGAAATTAATAATTCGCAGTCCATTTTTCGAAAACATTATAGATGCATCCGTGAGAATATCCTTAATCGCCGTGGCCAGAAACTTAAAAGAGGATACTTGAACAGTTTTTAACGTCATCACATTATTCGATTCGTTCATATCCTACAGAATACCTTTAGTAAAATATAAAAAACACTTTTATATCATATTTTTTAAATATAATTAGACAGATAATTTTTGATAGGTGTTTGACGACCATTTTCAGAAGCAACCAAACAATTAGAAGTGAATTTCCGTCCAAAAAGACACGCCGAATTCATTAGATATCCTATTTCTTCGTCACTTATTTCTTCATAGTTTTTGAGGAGAGATGTTTTGACCTTGTTTTTTCCCTCGTGGATTGGATCGTTGAACTTATAATTCATTCCATTCCAATATATGAATGTAGTGGCGTCGTTAGAAGCGAATTTAGACACTTTTACTTGGTCTTCCAAATTATTTAATTTGATAAATGAATAATAAAACATTTCATCCGGTGCCCAAATATCCGAAAACCATTTGTCAATGACTTGTTCATCAACAGATGCGATTTTTTCTACCAACAACCGATTCAAAATAACCCACTGACTACATTTAGCCAAATAATGTGGGTAGGCACGATTGAATTTGGATTTACAATAATATCCACACCGGTCGATTTCAAATGAGTTTATATGCCCCTTGTTATTTTGTGTGAGAAAATCATAAACCGCATTAAATGGTTTGAGAGGAATACACGAATTACTAAGCAAAACGAATTTATAATTGTTTGAATCCTTTTTAAAAGCGGTTGTAAACAAGAGATTGGATGCCTTGACTAACGACTTATCCGCCCATTTTGTTTCCACACATTTAGGAAGTTTATACTTATCGAAATTTCCAAGATTTTGGTTGGATTTGTAATGAATATAGACGTTGTATTTATCGGGGTCAATACCTTCGAAAAACTTTTCCCATAGCTCCAGATGGTTTATTTTATCGTATATCAAAAAGCAAAACGCAATCTTTTTAGGAGGGTCTTGTTCTACATTTGTGTATTTGCTAAAGTCTCCGAAGTTTTCGAAGTTTTCGAAGTTTTCGAGCGTTCTCACATTGGTGTAGAGACATACGACCCCGGCTATTATGAATAGTATGAATAATACACTTATCAAATTAATATTTTTCATACTGGAAAAGGGGTTTTTTATATAATTCGCATATAAAAAACACGCGCAAATATCATATATATCATATATCATAAATATCACAAATATCACAAATATCATTTCATAAATTCAATTCCCCACCCCTTTTTATCCTTTATGAACACACCAACCTTCTTCAACGTTCCTTGTCCTTGTCGCGCTCTATGATAACTATCTAAATCATACACATCCTTTGTTTTTTCATTCAACGCATATCTGTGGTCACTCAATGGGTCAATTACCTCAATACCACTCCAAGTAATTTTTTCAAATTCATCGGCGTCTTTTATTTCACGGTCTTGTTCAAGTGTAGGATACGAATTAAAATCATTCGAACGGATCTGTTTTTGAGAACCATAACACACAATATTCTCATCGGATTTACTGCTGTATAAAGAACAATCTATCGCGGTTTCTTTCATAGACATCAATATTTGTTGATTGATTTCCTTTTTGATATTCGCTATCTCCAATAGTGTTTCATCGGTGGTATGAATCGTTTTCCCATCTCTCTTGGACAAATCATTTATACGCATTTCTTCGTTTTTATCACTATTCCTTTGTTCTTGGGACAAGGTCGATACATACAAGAATACTTTTACGGTTCTCAACGATTCATCCAAGTCTTCGTGACTACAAATACGACGCGCTCTACCAATCACTTGGTCTATTCTAACCATATTCCAATAAGGTTCCACGATGTGGACGTATCGTGTGTTGCGCAGATTAATTCCTTCAGCTCCAGATGATGTTATCATAAACAGTTTGATGATTTCGCCCATAAAATTATTTGGAGATATGTGTTTGAGTTTCTCAACAATATTTGGCGAAACCATTTCCCAAGAACTATTGTAAATGTTACGAATAATTTCCTTTTCTTCGGTGGTTTCTGTTCCGGTGTATAACACAAATTTGGGTTTCGATTTATCCTCCTCTGAAAATTCAAACGTCCATTCACCGTCTTCGGATTTCTTCAGTTTGAACTCGGCAAATCCGTTTGCTTCCAACACTAACTTCATAATTCCTATTCCCTCAATTGTTCTAAATTGACTGTATAATAGATGGAGTCCTTCGTGAGATTCGTCTTCTATGTTCTCCAACACCCTCAAAAACTTAGGACTGTATAATTTCAGTCCGTCCTTTGTTAAGAATTCTTGTTCTCTTGGATTCAAAGGATTGTATTTTAGAATCTCGAGAACCTTATTGATTCGTTGTTGGTACGAATTTACCTCTTCGTCAGTTGCCTCGTCGTTGCCATCCGTTTCACCGATATAATCTTCCATATTCTGCAACATTTTCTGTGTGACACCGTTCAACTCATTTTCAGTTATGGATTTGTCACCCTTGTCCGGCAACGGTCGCGGGTATTCCGCTGGAAACGCAAAATTACACGCTGAACGCGAAAAAATACGATACGATGACGATACCTCTGCAGTGGTCGCTTCATTTACTGCTTGGGCCATTGCCGACTTTTTCTTGGCGCGTTTCTTAATACTCTTTTCTCTGTCGCGTTCTTCTTTTCTGACTTTCTGATAAATCCCAAACTGAAAATCACTCATATCAACCATTTCTTTGTGTAGATTTTCGCCCCGTTCAGTCGTTTCCAATCGCGGCATTAATTTCTCTTGGGAACTTCGAAAGTATGATGTTAATCCCACAATACGTCGTCGAAATAAGTCTTTGTTTATGACCTCGCCATTATTCGGATTAATGAACAACTCCAAGAATCTTGCTGAATCATCGGGAAGACATTTGTATTTTTCTACGGTGACTCTTCCTACAATATCTATCTTCTTCATTCCTAATATTTTCACTATTGTCTTTTTAAAGTCGCTGTCAGTTAAATTACCCGACTCGTCGAGTTTCATCCCTTTGTAATCTTCAAATAATCCAGCACCCTTTTGTGGATGTCCATTCGTTCTAGTTATGGTTTTTTCCCCGCCCTCTTGTTTAAAGAATTCCAAGTCTTGAATATTTTTCTTTGTGTTTGAGTTTGTTGGTTTGGGGATATTTTTTTTCGTTTTGACGGCTCCTCCTTTATGTGTGTTTGATGATTTCATATCATATGTGTTGACAAAGCCAAACGGGTTGCGAGTAATTGTCAATAAACCGTTTTCTTTTCCACTGTAATCGATATAATCGTAATTTGTGAATCCACTGTTTTTGAAGATAGACATCAACGTCTCTGTATCGATTTTCTTAACACTTGTTTCGCCTGTGCTACGGAGATTGAATTTCCAAGTTTTGATGTACCCTCGCAACAAATTATATAATACAGCTATTTCGTTGGGATAATTGATGATGGGTGTTCCTGTCAACAATACAATACGTACATCAGTCGCATCCATCAAATAGTTATACAGTATGTTTGAAATCGATTTTTTGTCCTTGAGACTATTCACTATTCGGGACACAAAATTATGGGCTTCATCTATTACTACTGTTTTATGGTCAAATGGATTCTTAGTATTACCGTGTGTGAACTCATCCAGTTTCTTTTGACTGAGACCGTTGTAATTCACATCGATATACTTTGCCCGGATCATTTGATTCAACTGTTCATCAACGCTTTCTTGGTCGCTCTCAGACAACTGCGCAAAATTAGCGGGTTTTCTCACATCCACCATCCACGCTCCACGTTTTTTCTCGATGTATGTTTTTGGTAATCCTAATGCCTTTGTCAATATCCTTATTGTGTCTTGTTCTCCGTCTAAACTTATAAACTCCCAAAATTGATTTTTGCGATATAACAAATCACCACACTTTTTCAGTTCCGAGAAGAAATTCATTTTCAAAGACGCAGGAGTCATCAACACAACTTGCTTCTCACTCTTCATACCCTCTGCTATAGCAATAGATGTGCAAGTTTTACCAGAACCAAGAGAGTAATACAACAATAATCCTCTGTAAGGAGTATACAAATTCAAATAATCTGTGACGATTTTTTGATGGGTTAATAGTTTGAAAGCGCCATTACTTGAATTACGCAAAGTCGCGCAACTAATCGCGTCATCACTTTTCTCCAGTTCCTGTCTATATGGATCCAGTAATTTTGATAGTTTTTGAGTGAATATTTTTCGATTATACAAGTATTGTGGTGACGCTTTCAGTAAAAGTTTTTGAGGAGGTGGCAAGCGTTCGGTCACTATTTTGGACCCCAATTTTACTACTGTGAAATCAATGTCATCGCCATCTTCGCCATCTTCATCATCACCTTTCTTCGATGACTTCTTTTGTCTTTTCTTAATTATTTTTTGAGGCGGTTCTTCATATTCGTCGGATTCCTTATCTTCGCTGGATTCATTTTCTTCACCGGATTCCTTTTCTTCGCCGGATTCCTTGTCTTCGCTGGATTCCTTATCTTCGATGGATTCCTTGTCTTCGGGTTCCTTTAGAGGTTCCGTTTGTATAGTGATCGAAGTATTTTCAAGAACCACTGGAGCCTTGGAAATAATGCGATTCTCAACGATCGTTTCATTAATCCTTTCCAGAATATTATTTCGATTTATAAAGGCAGTTTTTCGTTTATCAAACACCATTAATTTAATAGGAGTCTCATCCTCTTTGTCTTGTCCTTCTTTTGCGGTTTCTTCATCTACTTCTTTATCCAGTTCCTTTTCACTTTTGTCTTCATCAATAGAAAGGTCATCGACTTTCTTGGAAATAGAACCAAATACCGTCTTGGTGGGTTTCACTGAGATTGAAACCGATTTTCGGATAGTCGGATTTTTTTTCAACTTTAATGAAGCAATATCAAAATTATCCATACTTAGTATTTCTTGTGTATATAATAGAATGTATATTTTTATATATTATATACCATTTAAAATGTATCAAAAATTTAATAAATGTCGTATAGACTCATCACACGCAATTTGCTCGGCTTTCTTCTTGATTTTGTGAACACCTTCTCCTAAAAATAAAAATATTTTCCCATTTTCTGACATATATTGATGTACCTCAGAGAAAGATGAAAACCTGGAATACCCTATACTATTATGATGTGTTAGACCGAATGTGGGTTGTCCTAAACATAGGTATACTCCCATACGATATCCCAACTCAACACTATATTCGTTTATTTCCATATAATATGGAGTAGTTTTGAATTCTTTCTGTATTCGAATTTGTAGTATGTTTTTGTAATTGTCATCATTTTGTATGAGGTTCATCCAATCTACGTGTTGCTCAAAGACATTTTCTAAGAAAATCTGCACCATTTGAAAGCCGGGACCCGTTAGAAATACATTGTCGAACCATCCATCTTCATCTTTCACACTTAATTTATTGAAATCCAGAAACATAGCACCAAGAAAAGCTTCGAATAAGCATCCCAACTTTTTCAAATTACCGCGAGTATTTTTACTTTCTGTATGTTTAGACATAATGAACCATTTGTCGAGTCCCATTTCTTGCGCTAACTTACCGATTGCTTCATTCTTGACCATAGCAATCTTTTTCTCCGTCATGAATCCTTCATCAGCTTTAGGAAATCGCCTATACAATAACCATTTTGTGATTGCTTCCAATAACCCATCGCCGATAAATTCTAATCGTTCATTTGATTTAGTGTGCAACGGCATACAATCACTTGGTTGAGGGACGATGGTTATGTTATTGTTTTTGTTTTCTTCTTGACTACGTTTTAAATACGATTTGTGTATGAACGCTCGTTTATATAAATTGAAGTTTGTCACAGGTAAATTGATTCCATACCGTTTCAAAATATTGTGTACGTCATTAACGGTGATTTCAACATTTAGCGGATTATATGGGTCAAACACGAATGTATCAACACCATTTGCGTTTTTTTCAATTCTTACATCATCGCTATTAGGATTCATGTTATTTTGAATAATAAAATGAATTCTATTTAGTATAATAGACAAATTATTTTTATATGGTTTCAGAAAATAAAATATATTTAGTAAGTATATATTATGGGACTTTCAAATTCTGCATCCAGAGCTAGAAACTATGCTCAAACAAATAACCAAGACCAAGGAGGCGGAAACAAAAAGGCCGGTTTTCCATACATGGTGGGCCGTGAATCGTGGACATCGATTCATTTCGGAACTAACTCTGTCGGAAAGTCAGTTGTGCCTTGTGGCAAGTTAAGCTGTCTGAGAACTCTCAGATATACCGGTGCTGTTCACCCATCAAGACCTATCGGTGGCGATGTTAGAACCACATATTACCATTAATTCGACAGTTTTAGTGTGTAGGTATTTTCGATTCATTTAGTAAATTCATTTAGTAAAACTACTTAATGGTTTTACGCATATTTCATTATAGTATTTGTATTATAATGAAAATTACGTTGGATAATAGAGAACGCGATCTGTATGAGAAAATTATTCCAATGAACCAATCTGGAGATGACGGAACAACCATTATGAGTAGCCAGCTAACTATTGGCGATATTCTAATCCAAACAGACGATTCGAACGATGTCATACTTATTGAACGCAAGAGTCTTAAAGACCTTTTAGCAAGTATCAAAGATGGAAGATATGACGAACAATCTCATCGACTTATTCATTCCAGCGGGTTTCCCATACATAATATATTGTACATCATCGAAGGACCAATGAACTCTTTGAAAAGTTTAGGCGAGAGGAAACTGGTTTATTCGTGTATTACATCCCTGAATTATTTCAAAGGATTCAGCGTTCTGAGAACCAGTTCAGTCCTGGAAACCGCTGAATTGGTCCTACAAATGGCCAATAAGATTAGCCGCAATTTTATTAAGGGGGTTCCTCCGTGCTATTCACACACGATAAAAACTCAAAATGAAGTTGAAGTTCGAGAACCACCGTGTGACTATAGTCAGGTTGTGAAAAAAGTCAAGAAGGATAATATCACACGAGAAAACATTGGACGAATCGTATTGTGTCAGATTCCCGGAATATCTTCTAAATCAGCCGCGGCTATAATGAGTAAGTTTGGAACATTTTCTAATCTGTTAAGTCGTCTGGAAAGTGAACCAGATTGTATGAATGACATTACATATGAGGCGAGCGATGGAAAACACCGGAAAATCAGTAAAATCTGTGCACAAAACATACATAGTTTATTTATCGAGAACCACGAATAATTAGTTTGAATACGTATTACATCATATTGGGTCGTAATGTAGTATTCTTGGCCGCAAACATATTTTTGTTGGGTGGTTCAACTTCGCGATGTTTGTATTTTCCAGAGTCCACCACTTTTTGAGTGTGTACAACACCGCCCCAGTTTGTATCCATTGGGTTATCACTATTGGATGATTGTTGGGTAGATTCGTGTATTTTGTCGATTGGCGTGTATTGTCCTTGTTGAAGACCGTATGGGTCAAATCCATTATACATATTGTTGTTGTAGATGTTGCTATCATCCGCGGAATTAATGACGGGAACTATTTTAGGAGCTTCTCTAAATAGTGGAACTGTTTGAGGAAGACCGCCTTGTGCGTCGAATGGACTTGGTCGGTTTCTGTATACAGTGTCGCCTTGGGTATTTTGTTCCTCCTGAAAATACAATACCGGGCATCTTACACCTTTAATTCGCTGTGTGTCTAAATAGTTGATGTATTCATCTAAATTGTAAAATGGGATGGGGTTGTTTTCCGATTTAGGTTCTTTTGAGTTGTATAACAATAGTCCTTCGCTTGTTTTGATCAACATATCTGGACAAGTAGATGATGACAGGTTCGGTAGCGTATTCCCAGAAACGTCTTCCTCTTCATCTTCGTCACCTTCTTCAAATCTTTCTATTAGTTTCATCGATTCTTTAGCGTATACATATCCACCTGCGGTGAAAACCAATATGGCAAATAATAAAAATAAATGTTTTTGAATATTCATATGTATTAGCAATATAATATAAACATCTAAAATATTTTCAGAAAGTCATTTTTAATGTTATAATTATATATAATGACCAAATCTATAACAAAAAGACGAAGAACCAAATCCAATCAACCAAAAGGTAAAACAAAGAAACAACTTCGTAAAGAAAAAAAACAAAAAGAAAAGAAGGAAAGACAAAAGAAAGAATCCAGACAGAAGAAGAAACGGTCAAAGAAACAAAAGACAGATGAAGAAGAGACAGAAGAGACAGAAGAGACACAAGAGAAACCATCGCAGGAAATACAAACTATGTTTGAAAATATCGAAGATGTCGATGACAAAATATATGTGGGGAAATTATTCGCTGAATGGTGCGGTCATTGTAAAAATATGACCAACGATTGGAAAGAAATGGAAGATTCCCTTCATAATGATGCAAAGAATGGTCAAAATGTTCCAATTATATTGAATATCGAATCCACATATGAAGATGATTTTACAGACAAAAATCCCAGTTTCGAATCATCTGGATATCCTACCATTTTCAAGAAAAAACCCAAAATGCCATTTGAATATTACGGTGGGGCTCGTAGAAGTAAAGAGTTCATAGAATGGGCTAAAAAGTAATGTGAATTTTGTCAAACATAAAGTTGAGAAAATTGATTTCAAAAAATGATTCATGGAAAACTCATACAAAACGAACATACATATATATTTAACGAATATGTCGACACCAAACAAATCACGCAAACTCATTGGAAAGAATTTCAGACTCATCGATTTTAATGTGTATGACCAATCCAAAAAGATGTCTACAGAATCCAAAGATGATGAATCTGTTTCGTCGAATGATAGTCGGGAAAAGCATCTTTCCTTTGCCAACCAGCAATTCTGTATTCAAATGTTTGGTATTAACGAAACCGGTGAAACAGCCTCTATTACTATCACAGACTATAACCCATTCTTCTACTTGAAAGTTGGCGACAACTGGAAAGAGACCGACGCACAAGAATTATTACAATTCTTCAAACAAAAAGATTCGTTGAGGAAATTCGGCGAAGCCATAATATCCATCCAGCTGATTGACCGCAAGAAGCTATATGGATTTTCGGGAGGGAAAACCCACAAGTTCGTGTGTATTGAATTCAAAAATACCAGGACCATGAATGCCGTGAAAAATCTGTTCTTCACTTACGATAGTGAAAATAATCGTAAATTTAAAGCGGTGGTCTTCAAAAAAACCCCACTCGAACTCTATGAAAGCAATATCCCCCCATTACTCCGATATTTCCATATCCAAGAAATAAGTCCTTCGGGTTGGGTATTCATACAAACAAATAAAGCCACGACAGTGAAAAACAAAACCACCACGTGTAAATACGAATACACCTCTTCAAAAAAATACGTGCGACCGAATACATCAAAAGAAACCCGTGTCCCATACAAAGTATGTAGTTTTGATATTGAAGCCAGTAGTAGCCACGGCGATTTTCCGGTTCCCATTAAAAGCTACAAAAAACTAGCCACCAATATTGTCGATATATTTCTTGCGCAAGACACCGTCGATGTTAAACGCGGCGCCCTGCTGTTGGAAAAAATCATTTTGGCAGCGTTCCAACACGGGAAATTCGATGATGTGGATTATGTGTATCCAATAAATAAAATTTCAAAGGAAAAGGTGAAAAGTGCGGTGAAATCGATTTTGAAGAAACACATAGGAACGATTGTCTTGGATAAAAACAATACCATTTTAGGTATCGAACAAATGTTTGAATCGTTGAAACAAGAAGAAACACAAGAAAACGCGCCCACAGGTGATTCGGATGAGCATTGCGCGGACAATCAAACTGTGTGGTATAAATCGAAAAATAAAAAAGAGAGCGTTGACGACAAAACCACAATTTTGGACATATTGAATAGTGATGTGTTGGAACGTGACAGAAAAATAGAGGAAATCAATCGGCTATTTATGGATATGAATAGTGGATTCCCTAAGTTGGAAGGCGATAAAGTCACATTTATCGGGTCCACATTTATGAAATACGGTGATGCTAAACCCTATTTGAATCACTGTTTGGTGTTGGGTGATTGCGATGATATACCCAACATCGAAATCGAAACCTGCGAAACAGAACAAGACCTACTGTTGAGGTGGACGAAAGTAATGGAAAAGGAAAACCCGGATATCATTATCGGATACAACATTTTCGGGTTTGATTATGAGTTCTTATTTAGACGGGCACAAGAGAATATGTGCACTACAGAGTTTATGAAATTTTCCAGAATTTGCGGTGAGTTTTCGGCGAAAATGGTCTACGACAAAGAAACGCGAGAAACCACGGAAGATTTAGAAAGCACCAAAGTTGTATTGGCAAGTGGAGAATATGACCTCAGATATTTCAAAATGACGGGGCGACTACAAATAGATATGTATAGCTATTTCCGCAGAGACTTCAACTTATCATCATACAAATTAGATGATGTTGCCGGTGAATTTATTAGTGATACTATCAAAAAAATAGATTACGATGTAGATAAAGATCAAACATATTTGTATAGTAGTAATTTGGCTGGATTGAATGTCGGAGATTACATTCACATCGAAATTACCAAATTCTCGTCGGATTATTATAACGACGGCGAGAAATTTCAAGTGTGTGGTATTGAGAGAGATGTAGAAAAGGACGGCAAAAAATTCAACGCTATCATCATCAAAGGTCATCATAGTCTTGATATGGGATTCAAACTCAAATGGACGATGGCAAAGGATGATGTTTCGCCACAGGACATTTTCCGTTTGTCCAATGGAAATAGCAGCGACCGTGCTATTGTTGCTAAATACTGTATTCAAGATTGTAACCTGGTCCATCATTTGATGAACAAAATAGATGTGCTCACCGGGTATGTTGAAATGTCGAGTATTTGTAGTGTTCCGATTTCATTCTTGGTGTTTCGAGGCCAAGGTATTAAGTTGACCAGTTATGTGGCCAAGAAATGTCGGGAAAAGAACACGCTGATGCCAGAACTACAAAAATCGAGGGATAGTGGCGGTTATGAAGGCGCTATTGTATTACCTCCTAAATGTTCAATGTATATGGACAATCCAGTTGCTTGTGTAGATTATTCGTCGCTGTACCCGTCGTCGATGATTTCACAGAACTATTCACACGATAGTAAAGTATGGACCAAGGAATATGACCTCCAAGGGAACTTAATAAAAGAATCCGGTGCGAAAGACCCTAAAACAGGGAAGTATTTGTATGATAATTTGCCGGGGTATGACTACATACATATCGAATTCGACGATTATAGATATTTACGACCTCCCAATAATCCCAAAGCGCGTGAAGTCAAAACGAAAGTCGGGAAAATCGTGTGCTGTTGGGCCCAATTACCTGAAGGACAAAAATCCATTATGCCGGCTATCTTGGAAGAATTGCTATCAGCGAGAAAGGCCACGCGAAAGAAAATCAAATCCGAACCCGACCCTTTCATGCAGAACATTTTGGATAAGAGACAATTAGGTTATAAGGTTACCGCCAATTCGTTGTATGGACAATGTGGAGCCAAAACATCGACCTTTTATGAAAAAGATGTTGCAGCATCGACCACTGCTACTGGACGGTCAATGATTATTTACGCTAAAAAAATCATTGAAGAAGTCTATGGAGATCGTTTGTATGAAACAAAAGAAAATGGAGTTGTTCTTACCAAAGCTGAGTACGTGTACGGAGATACTGATAGTGTATTCTTCACATTTAATTTAGAAGATCCGAAAACCAAGGAACCTATTCGCGGACAAAAAGCGTTAGAACTCACGATTGAAATTGCGCAAGATGCCGCACATTTATGTAGTCAGTATTTGAAGCCGCCGATGGATTTGGAATATGAGAAAACGTTGATGCCTTTCATCTTATTATCGAAGAAGCGTTATGTAGGAATGTTGTATGAAGATGACCCAACCAAGGGTAATTTGAAGTATATGGGGTTGGTATTGAAGCGTCGTGATAATTGTGATTTAGTGAAGGATGTTTATGGTGGTGTGTTGGACATATTGATGAAGGACACGAACATAGAGAATTCCATCAAGTTCTTGAACAATTATTTGGAGGACCTCATACAAGGGAAAATACATATGGATAAACTGGCGATTACAAAGGCTTTGCGCGGATATTACAAAAACCCCAAACAAATCGCTCATAATGTCTTGGCCAATCGAATCGGGAAAAGAGACCCTGGAAACAAGCCTAAGCCGGGAGACCGCATCAAGTATTTATATATAAATACTAAAGACAAGAAGGCACTTCAAGGCGACAAGATCGAAACTCCCGAGTATATCCTACAAACCAACGCTCAAATCGATTACAATCACTATATTACGAATCAGTTGATGAAACCACTTCAGCAACTCTTCGGTTTAGCTCTGGAGCAAATATGGCGAAAGCAGAACAAAACAAAAAACATCCGAGAATACACGAAGGAGATGAAAGCGTTGGAACTGACGTATGGAGACGACATTGAAACCTTTATGAAAAAGAAAGAAAAATACTGCTCGGAAAAAATCAAGAAAATGTTGTTTGACCAGTTTCTTACAAAAATATACAACAAGCAAAATGGAGTTCGAACAATGGAAATGTTTCTAAAGTGAGGTGTTGTTGTATGATAAATCTGGTGTGTTTCGTGGAATAGTATTTCTGAGTGGTAATTGAATGGGTATATCGAAAGAATACAAGAGTTGCTCAATTGAATCACCCAAATCAATTTGATTTAGTTCTTGTGTAATAAAATTTTCTATTGATTGTCCTATACGGTTTATTACGTTGTTATTCGGGGCGGTATCTCTTCTATATGGATTGTAATTAGTGTTGGAATTATTTGTCGTTTCCGATGTAGATGACGGAGGAACAGATGAGGAATCCATATTTTCATCATCTTCATTCTGCACGGGTTCATTGTTCAATGGCAAAGGGTCTTCGGGTTCACCGCCGTTATTTGGTGTGTTGCCGGATAAGTCAACATATTCGCGTATATCATAACGACATACCGGACATCGAACACTCGAACGAAACCACTGCATAATTGAAGGTTTCATAAATATATGTCTACAATGCCTAATACGGCACACTTCGTCGCCTTCTTGAAATGGAAGTAGTGAAATAGGGCACGTGTTTTCCGGCATTTCGTTATCGTGTGTGTAGAATTCGCACGCGGTATTAATCTGGTCTTGTGTAGGACGAACAATGACATCTTCTTGAAGATTTCGCAGTGGATGGTATCGTAACTGGTACCCCAGACGTTCAGGTCGGTATAAAGGTAAATATGGCTGGGTCATTGGTGGGGTTTGTTCATACACCGAGTTGTGTCTGTTTGTGAAAAGTGGTGTGCGGATATGGTTATTAATTTGCGTAGTTTCTGAGGCCATCATCTGAGTCATCGAATTAATCAAAATACGCATATTTGAATTGTAGTAATTAATATTGTCGTTATAATCATTTATAATGTGACCCAATCTTGATATATTATTGTTTGAAATGTCCATTCTTTTGATATAAATAAGTATAAAGATATTTATTTATATTATTTAGTTTTAGAACAAATGCAAAACGCGAAACCACTAAAAGATGAAACATCGAATTTAGTAGGACTCGCTAATTTAGGGAACACGTGTTTTTTGAACTCTTGTTTACAGGTGCTGAATCACACATATGAATTAAACGCATTTCTCGGGTCGAAACAGTGTGAATCCCAGAAGAAGGATATTGACGATGTTATTATGTTGAATGAGTATAGTGAATTACAAAAATTAATGTATAAAACAACAGGGGTCATATCACCAAATAAATTCGTGCATTGTGTTCAAAACCTGGCACATAAGAAGAACCGCGATTTATTTACAGGATGGGCTCAAAACGATATAAGTGAATTCTTATTGTTTATGTTCGATTGTCTACACAATTCAGTTTCCAGAACCGTGCCAATAAAGATAAATGGGGTGGTTAAAAATCAAACAGATGAAATTGCTAAAAGGTGTTACGAAATGTTGCAACAAATTTATAGCTGTGAATATTCGGAAATCATCGAAACATTCTACGGTATTTATTATACCAAAATTTTAGCTCTGGACAAGAGCAAGAATCTTTCAGTGAAGCCCGAACACTATTTTCTGTTGGATCTGCAGATTTTCCACGAAAACAAAAACTGTGCCAACATTTATGATTGTTTTGATTTGTTTGTTCAACCCGAGGTAATGTCTGGTGAAAATGCGTGGTACAATGAAAAAACAAAAAAGAAAGAGGATGTATACAAACAAATATCATTTTGGAACTTGCCGCATATTTTGATCATAATATTGAAACGGTTTTCCATCGATGGAATTCGAAAGATTCAGACACACGTTGATTTTCCAATCACAGGTTTAGACCTTTCTAAATATGTTGATGGATACAAATCGAACAACGTTTATGATCTGTATGGAGTATGTAATCATATGGGTGGTATTATGGGTGGTCATTATACGGCTTACGTGAAAAAACCATCAGGAAAATGGGTTCATCACAATGACACACGTTCCACCCAGATAGACCCCGACAAGGTCGTGTCTCCAAATGCTTATTGTTTGTTCTATCGTAAAAAAAACATATAATGGTATATTATAATATACAATTTCATCAAACCATATGGATAATACTACAGTCAAACAAGATAAATTAAGTGAAGTATTAAACAAATCAAATGTAATGACATTAGTGATGTTTTTAGCCATATATTTTGTGGTGTATTTCTTGATAGACTTATCAAATAAGGAGCAAGTGACTGGTGAACAGAAGGAAATTAGAATGAGTAAATTGTTGGATGTTATGGTTTTTTCATTTCTTTTGATTTACTTATTATCCAATTTTTTCAATATGAATGAGGAAGACAAATCCAACATCATAATAAATAATTTAGATGGATTCTTGGAATTCTCGAATGACCCTTATTCGATTTTCTATGTGCTGATTTTCATTTTGACTTTATATTTAGGTATTTACACTCTCAAGATACCGATGCAACAAGGTGTAAAGCCATTATCCATCAGTATCATCGACAATGTTTCTATTTCTGTTTTCGTATTATTGCTTGTTGCGGATTTCTTCAAATTAGTTTTCCAAATTAATATCATCGAAATATTTGTGGATTTTCTGAAAGACGGATGGGGCCGTTTAGATACACGAGACTCCGATGATGAACCCGAAACAGATATATCAGGCAACAGCGATATTTCTGGGAACGACGAAGTATTCAACGTCGCAAATAATATTTACACATATGACGACGCACAAACAGTATGCTCAATATACGGTGCGAAACTTGCAACATATGACCAAATAGAAGAATCGTATAAGAAGGGGAGTGAATGGTGTAATTATGGGTGGAGCGATGGACAAATGGCATTTTTTCCAACACAAAAATCCACCTATGCCCGATTGCAAAAATCGGAAAAAACAAAGAATAAATGCGGACGACCAGGGATCAACGGTGGGTATATGTCAAATCCGACGATGAAATTCGGCGTTAATTGTTATGGAGTGAAACCCGGACCAAGTGATGCGGAAAAAAATCATATGTATGTGAAGGGTGCGTTTGACGAAGTTATTGAGGAAGAATCCGAAGAAGATAGAAAGAAGAAGTTTCTGAAAGATAACTCGGATAAATTACTGGTAATCAATAGTTTCAATAGAAACAAGTGGTCGGTCAATTAGATCATACATTCTTTTTCGTCTTACGGCTTGACAGTTTCGTTTTTTTGTAAGTTTGATTTTTCTGGTTTTTGATGGGTATCATACACGATAAAAATGTATCATATATCGCATCATCTATCACCTGAATATCGTCTTCGACTTCGACCTCGACTTCATCGTAGTCTTTATCTTCATAATCTGTTAGAGTTCCCAGAACTAAAGGTATAGGAACTGACAAATGGTTATATCTGTCGAATGATTCACCTGGTGCGATTACACTCGATAGACTAAATCCACCTCGCATAAATTTAGTAGAATCATCATTAAAAAATGTGTAGTTTTCCACACACGATTTTTCTAATTTCATCCGGCTATATACAGTGTTTATATATAAAACTCTATATAAGATTTTATATATTTTTTGGTTTTTATGTTTTTTGGTTTTTTTGTTTGTTTTGTTTTTGTATCGCCATTATATTTCCATCGCCGCGAAACTATACTCATCCAAATAATGATATTTCATAACAGAATCGATGTCTCCCCGTTTTTTCAGGACGATTGTTTCGCTATTCTCGAAGAAACCCATATCCTTTGCTGTTTCAGGGTCTTTCAATGCACCGGTCCAGACTGTATGAAATGACCTACCCCGAGGGTTTTTGTCGTAGAAACAAAATCGCGGACGGTATTTATCGAACATACCAGTAAATCCTTCCAACGTTATATTGACGCCATTCAAGTCATACAATACAAAGCCGATATGATAAGGGTTTTTAGCCTCGGTTTTCGACAAGCCCTTTCTCACAATCCCGTAGCATTCGCCTTGTTTAGGAAGAGCATTATTGTCTTTACAGTTCTTGGGGGTGTTCTTCAATATTTGCGAGTTATTGTAATCGCTCATTCCGAAAATATGGTTCTTGTGTCTGGTCTCTTTGGCAAACAATAACGGCTCTGTGCCTTCATCGTTTTCAGGGACGATTCGTATGATATTGTTGAACAGTTTCTTGCTTTTGAAACTATTTCCGGCGGTGATACACTCGGCAAACTTCAAGCAATCGTTTTCGTTGAACTTATCGTCGTCTTCTTCGCACACGGAACCGTCCTCATCGTAACTTCTGAAGTCGCGTAATCGACGGTAGAACCCATATTTCTCATATTCCACACCATCAATCAATACCGGTCGCCCTTTAACGACGATACCCATTGCCACCAATGAGTCCAACACACTATTTTCTTTCATTTCGAAGTCTTGACGGATGTATAAATTCTCCGATGAAATATGGATACTTTCACCGTCGTCGTATTCCATCGCGTCAATTAGCATTGAACGGGTTTTATCAAGACTACACAACACGGCCTTTTTTTCTGATATGGTCGAACTTCGTCGAGAACCTTCCGACATAGTTACTTCCACGTATTTAATGTTAGACACCTTTTCAGCAATAGTTTTACGGGCTTCGTAATTCATTTTGAGAGATTTCTAAAAGTATGATTATATATTCGATTTAACTTTTATACTTATTCTTTCTTTGTAAAAAAAGGGAATCAATTTTTTAATAAGAAAATATGAAAAAATAAGACAAATATCATATTATTTAGCAAAGTTTCTCTTGATGTCATTCACTAACTTTATTTTACGGTTGGATTTGATATAATTCATTATGTGGTCGACGTGACTTTCGTCGCTGATCACATTCTGTAAACATTCTTCGAGATATTTGTATGTTAGAGGAGCATATTCCTTTCTTTCACAAAATAAAAGTTCTCCGTCAGTAATTTCTATTTTGGTTTCTTTCATGTTGTTCTCATACACATAATCATTTATTTGGTTAAGTAAATAAGATTTCTTGTCCCGCATTTCGCGAATTTTTTCGTTTACCATCTTTAACTTGGTGTCAATGAGAACCCACGTTTTGATATTTTCCACGAAGGCTTCTTTACCATCTTTTTTAGCGACTTCCATTATATACTACTAAACCTTTTTTTTGTTTACTGATACTATTTCTTGGTTTTTCTAAATGATTTTCTAAATGATTTTCTTTTCCCAGCTCTTTTCGAGGTTCTTTTCGAGGTTCTTTTCGCGGTTCTTTTCGATTTTCGGTTCTTCCTCTTTCTATATCCACCACCACTGAGTGTTGTATTACAATCCACCGAAGCAACTGCTATAGACGACCCATATGGCGCGTTAGAAATTTGCGCCGGATACCCAGCTTGTTGACATTGAGTTTGCGCCATCATTTTATTATTTTCATCCATCATACCCATCATTTTTTGGTCGTCGAAGCCGGCGTTACCTCCTTTTTTCAAGGTCATTTTTGAGACCCCCTTCTTGTATTTCTTCATTGCTTGATAAAGGGCAACAATAGATACAGGAACGAGCATTTCGGTTATTCCCGCACCACCTTTGATTGTAGTAGATAATGCGTCTGTTGCACTATGCGCACTGGTATGGTCATTTGTGACGATTTCAGATTGGGATGGATGGAGCAACGCATCATTCGGGAATTGCTGTGGGGCCAATGGAATAGTCGATCCACCGGACATCGCAATAACGTTGTCATCTGCACTTCTGGCCACTTGTTGGTCTCCATTACCGTAAACTTGTTGAGCAAAGTCACCGGTAGTTCCCAACCGGTTTCCACCTTTTTTTAGCGTCGTCTTCTTCTTGTATGGCATCGGTATATTGTATATACATTGCACAGACAATTATTGAAGTTCTCGTATTCGTATAAAAATCAATCGTTTGATTTAGACAAATTGTTTAATATTCTAAACAACACGAAAAACATTATCAGAATAAGTATCCCAAACAAAATATTGTATATAGCAATAATCCACAGATAAATATAAATCTCGTTGTAAATAACATTTAGAAGAGGTTTCATTATATCTCTTATTTGTTTTTTGGTGTCTTCACTTCGGAAAAAATTATAACACGACTCCCGTAAATTTTTCATATATGTTATGAATGAAAATAATACATATATGATGAACGCATCCCACAAATTCGTAATTCATTCCGTTTTATAATGTAGATAATCAAATATACATTAGTGAAAATGGAACACATACACAATACACAGAATACATTCAACTTTGATAATGTAGTAGTTAATAAACCACTATCTATTCAAAATGGAAACTTCTTTATGAAAGTATCTAAAAATGGAATACCTTTGTATGTTCAAACACCCAAATGTCGTGTGAAAAAAACGAAGCAAGATGTACAACTGAATAATACTGCTGCAGAAAATAACGAACAGAGTACAGATACTTTAGAAAAAACCAAAAAACGTTCAACGAAGCGGAATTATTGCGATTTTATTGTTGCGAACGACGAAGACCACTTTTTGAAATGGTTCGAAGATTTAGAACATCATATCCAAGAAATGGTGCATAGAAATCACGGCAAATGGTTTGATGTTGAGCTTGAGCTCGAAGATATCGAAATGTCTTTTAACCCAACTCTTAAGCGCACAAAAAACAATAAAACTTCTATTTTGAGAACTAATCTGCCGAACTTGGAAAAAACAGTATTCAAAATTTATGACGAAGAAGAACGCGAATTATTGTTTGATGATTTAGACGATTCTATGGATGTGATGAGTATTTTAGAAATACAGGGTATTAAATATTCGGCACGCAGTTTCCAAATCGACATAGAACTGAAACAGTTATTGGTTATGAAAAATGTGAATATATTTGAAAAATGTATTTTGAAATCTCGAGAACCTACTTCAACCATTATTTCTCCAACAAATAAACCTTTAGATGTTTTGGAGAAGGAACTGAAGATGGAATCCGTTGTGGAAGCCCCAGAAGAGAATATTGTGATATCTCGCGAAGAGAATATTGTGGAACCTTCCGAAGAGAATATTGTGGAACCTTCCGAAGAGAATATTGTAATAGAAACATTAGGACACACCGATGTTTTAGAAGAAGAGAAAAGTTTAGAAGAAATAATCGAAGAACCTTTAGGAAATAACGAATTAGACTGTCAAGAGATTGAATTGGAATTAGACGAAATACCCGAAGGAGAAAAAGTCGAGATAAAAGAAAGAAATGCCGTATATTATGAAATGTATAAAGACGCTCGAAGAAAAGCCAAGGTGGCACGTGATTTAGCGCTTTCTTCATATCTGGAAGCCAAACGTATAAAAACAACATATATGTTGGATGATATTATTGACAGTGACGATAGTAGTGTCGATGCGGATAGCGACTCAAGTGATTCCGAAGATGACGAGACCGAACAAAATGACGAAGTCGATGAAAATGAGAACACCGAAGAAAATGAAAACACAACTCCAGAAAATCCATAATTGTATGATTCAAACGAAAATCCGGATGATACCAAACAAATTAGTATTCTTTGAGTAGCACATTTAGAAAATAATTCAAACTATGAAAAAAATTTTATCAGTCGTTTATATAAAAGACAGATGTTCGGAAAAAAAGTCTCTGATGTTCTCAAATTTTTCAAGCCCAAGAATACAAGAACTATTCTAATTGTATTGGGTCTTATTGTTTTAGCATACTTCCTTTTTGTTTATTACTCCCCAATGAAGATGTTGGATAATGAATTGATGACTGGTGCCAGCGAAGAATCCGCACCACAAACCACTTCTCCCGAAGTAGTTGAGTCTGAATCCATCTTGACTCCTCAACAGGGTCAACCTGTGGGAGATTATACCGGTAAGAGTGTAGACCCTAGTGACTTGCTTCCTCAAGACCAAAACAGCCAATGGGCGTCTTTGAACCCTGTTAACCAAGGAAATGTTGCTGTACCTGACTTATTACAAGCCGGTTACCACATTGGTCTGGATACCATTGGACAGACTCTAAGAAACGCAAATATGCAATTGAGATCTGACCCTGTCATTTCCAAGGAAGAAGTTGGACCTTGGAACCGCAGCACAATCGAACCAGATTTAGGACGTGTTCCATTAGAGATTGGTGACTGCTCTCGTTAGAAACATTAACCAGAAATAAAAACATAAAAACATAAATATATACTATGCTCCATCGTATAGTATATAAGAAAATGGAATAAATAATAATTGATATTACTATAAAATGCCGTATTATGCCGTCGCCAATGGAAACAAAATAGGGGTGTTTCTCCACTGGAATGAGTGTAACGATTCCGTGAAGGGATTCAAGAATGCCGTATTCAAAAAATTTGAAACTAATGAACAAGCCGAAAAATTCATAGAAACGAACAAACCACAACATCATACAAATCCGTATATAACAAACGAACTCATACCTGATTACTATGTTTACACAGATGGTGCGTGTTCGAATAACGGGAAAGAAAACGCAAAGGCTGGAATAGGAGTGTTTTTTGGTGAGGGGGACCAGCGAAATATTTCGCGAAAGATAGATGGAAAACAAACCAACAACGCAGCAGAACTTAGTGCTATTATCGAAACTTTTCATACTATAAAACACGATACCTTGAATGGCAAGCTGGTAACAATTGTAAGTGATTCCGAGTATGCCATAAAGTGTGTTACTTCTTATGGTGAAAAATGCTATAACAAGGGGTGGAAGCTGGATATTCCAAACAAAGAATTGGTTCGAACCGCATATGAACTGTACAAGGATAATCCAAATATCAAGTTTCTTCACGTGAGAGCACACACGAATAACGACGACGAACACTCTATCGGGAATTATCACGCGGATAGATTAGCGAATTTGTCGGTCGGTTTAGGAAGTGGTCGAACGTAGAATGTAAATACCAATACCTTATTGTGTGATATATATATATATATATATATAGAAGTAATACAAACACAATGTCTATGAAAACACATCACCTTGAAAACGGGCTAACGATTGTGTATGACACTCCTGAAAATAGACTACCTTTAACAAGTATCAATGTGTTTGTTCGGTTAGGATCGAATTACGAAACAGAAGGATATCGTGGCGCCAGTCATTTCATTGAGCATTTGTGTTTTAAAGGAACTAAACTCATTCCAAAATCGAATGATATTTCTATTAAATTCGATGAAATCGGTGCTGATATAAACGCATATACGCAGAAAGACCATACTTGTTATGAAGTAAAATGTGGCGACCAGCACGTTGGCGTCGCGATTCAATTATTGTCGGATATGTTGATGAATTCTTTGTTTGAGAAAAAAGATTATGAGTTGGAAAAAAAGGTTGTCAAAGAGGAAAATGTTCGCGATAATGACGACCCGGAATGTATTATCGAAACTATGTCAGACAAAATCATTTATCGTGGGACTTCGTATGAAATGCCCATCGATGATTTGAGCTATCATACAAGTAAAACGAACCCACTTCAATACGAGAAAATAGTAGAAATATATGAAGATTTCTATATTCCACAAAATATGGTATTGAGTGTAGTTTCTGGTGTGTCCTTCGATAAAATAAAATCGGTAGTGAAGAAGAGTTTTTTCATTCGCCCGCTTAAACCCCGTTTTGTGGATCCAATGAAATATTCTGTGCAACAGTCGCATATAGATCAAACAGAAATCAAGTATGATTTGCTGAAGAAGCGCGGTATTGAAGCTACACATATTGAAATATCCTTTCGGGTATGTAGTCATAGCCATCCAGACAAGTATCCAATATATGTATTGAGCCAAATACTCGGTGGTTCTATGAGTAGCCGTCTCTTTACTATTTTACGCGAAGAAAATGGATTAACTTATCAATCGGGGTCTTCCACGGAGTTTTACGGAATAGCGGGGAAGCTCGTATTATATGCCACGTCAGATAATGTAAAAATACTCAAAAATGATAAAAAGAAAGGTGTTTTACCTTTAATGATAGATGTATTGTGTGATTTGAAGAAGAATGGCATTACCCAAAAGGAGTTGGGAATAGTGAAACAATCAATCGAAGGCAACTATTTACAATCGTTAGAGGATTCGTATGTTCAATGTGAATACAACGGACTTCATCGTTTATTATATAGCAACGAAGAATGGTGCAAGTATTCGTCAATATATGAAAAATGTATTCAATCAATTACTCGAGAACAAGTGAATCAAATCATTAGAGATTATCTATCAAAAACGAATATGGTGATTTGTATGGTTGGGGAAACCATACCGGCGTTGAAATCAATATCCTCCATTTGCGAAAAGTTTGACACAAGATGATTTTTTGCGTATTTCAACAATATATATCCATAGTATATAACAAAGTATATTTTTGAAGACATGCGCGCGATGGATATGTTCGGTTATTTAGTTATTGGGTGTCTATTATTCATCTGTTTTTACACATATTTAGATAATATGCATTCATTCGATTTAAAATGTGTTGTATCTTCTGTCAATGGAAACAAATATTGTGTGAGAGAACGTAAACAAGTAAAACAAGCAGCGGATTTACTGGCATCAACCGCAAGTAAATGTCAACAATTGGTGAATTATGTGGCGGAAAAATATCCGGATAATGAAAATATTCAAAAGATGAAAGACAAATTCGACCCAAAGAATATATCGGAGACGCTTCCAACGAGTGAATACACCGCATATAGTGAAAATAAAGGAGAGAAGTTAGCATTCTGTTTGAATACTGAAAAACACGATAATGATAAATTAATTGACGGGGATACGCTTCTTTTTGTCGCTATTCACGAATTATCACACATAATGACCAAGTCTATCGGGCATAAGACGGAATTCTGGGACAATTTCAAATTTTTGTTAAAAGAGGCTCAAGAAGCAAACATACACAATCCAGTTGATTATAAAAACAAACCCCAAAAATATTGTAGTATGAAAATCCGCGATAATCCGTTCTATGATAAATAAACACACATCTCTTATATATATAAAAATAATACATAATATATATAAATAAGTCTATGGCAACAAACGATGATATAGCAAAAGAATTACATAAAATACACCTTTTAGATGAATTTGGAAACCTCGCCGAGATCATAGTGTATGACCATACACGAGACAACGACGAAACAAGGTTCCAAAATTCATTTTTGGAAGAAGAAAGAGAATTCATACACAAAAATAATACACCATATCGTTATTCCGACCAACAGATTCATAAAGATGATTCAATCAAAACCATCAAAAACAAAATCATTAAAGACCTGAATTATATGGTGGCGTATGAGGAAATATATCTATTTAGTAGGGCAAAACCGTCGCATTCTCAATCATTCATATACAATCAATATGTCGGAGAAGAACGAATATTGAATGACAACCAATTCACACAATTAATGCTTAATTATTCAAACGGCGAATCTAAGACCAAGCATTCCAAAGCTCAATATACAAAAGGCGATTTCTTGGAATTAACTATGAATGATAAAGTAAATATAGTTTTGGGAAGAGAGTTCCAAAAACGGCACGATGGTATCTTTCCGGTGAGTCCATTCGATGCGTTGTATGATGAATCAATAAAAATTTCTTTAGATAATCAGTTGTTGTGTTTCGAGAACCACGTATTGTTACACTACAACCACGCCAAATTTGTGGAAAATATTATTTATGTGTGTTTGGCAGAAAATGTTCTCAAATATGGGTTTTCAAAAAAGTTGAATGAAGAAGCCATAATAATGTTGTATTACCCTTTATTGTACGAACGCAACATTACTTCCTCATCATTATTTTTTCAGCACAGACAAGACCTCTTAACCGAAAACAAGACGAAACTTACACCAAATGTGTTCAAACACTATGAAAAGGTCGACTTATTCTACAAAGTGTTTCGAGAACGCAAAAGTGACATTGATTATATCGATAGAGGCATATCCACGTTCTATATTACCATATATCCAGAATTCAAATACACATTACCGCTGGAAACTATCTTCAAAAATATACACGCAATTAAAGAAGTCCCGTTTATAAAACTTAATCCTGGACTTAGACGAGAAAACCTATATCGATTATACAGCGAAACCATTACCAAGTATGGCGAAAAAATACCGTTTTTGTCAAAAAATATAATCATTAAACTCTCCAAAGAAATCGGTAGAAATAATCAAATCTCCTTTTTTGTCGCTAATACAGAGGGCGATATATTTATCGATTTAGAAAGCAATGGAAATATGAATGTGTATGGAAATTTGAATCAACATTCGAATGTGGAACAACTCGACACCATTATCAAAACTTGTTTGAATGGAGTCATCATTAATATTAATGATTTTCTACAAAAAAGTGGATATAGTTTGGCACTGTTCGACTCATTACAAAATGACAATGTTGTTATTGTTGAGGCTATGTACACTATGCGATTCAAGCTCAATGAAAAGCTTACTATCAAAGATGACGAAAATTGGCTGAAAAGTGTTTTTGATATTATTGAAGATGACATCCAGGATGGTGCTGTTCTACGATATAAACGAATCGATAACTATACGGAAATGAACGCTCAAGATATATACATCGCAGAACTTGTAAGGAAACACAACGCGCATAAAACAGTTGTTACCGAAATATCGAAATATTATGACCTTCCCATTTCAGAAGCCGAGACACGGTATATGAGATTTATGAGCGATCACGAACAAATGGACGGGCACTACGCTAATAAAAGATTAGATGTAGTAAACAGTCCCGGAATATTGTGTGATCTTAGGGTTGAAGGCATAGAAAACATATTCACTGCCAATTTTACAATTACCGATTCGTTGGATTACGCCGAAACATTATTCATATATATTGATAGTTTGCTTAGAATTACACAACAACCGAAATCAAGTGGGGTCTCAAAAGCTGAAATCAAAAAGATATCGTTATCAAAAGTGGTAACAGAGGATACTGTGCCAAATGTCATAAACATTAATCGTCATCCAGAACCTTCCATCATCAAACCATATACGTTTGAAGATGATGATGATGATGATGATGATGAAGCAACCGATGACATTATGTATACTATTACGGATTTTGAAGATGGGGTGGAAGCCGAACACCAAAACCAAAGTGAAATCTTACAAAAGAATGAAACTCCTGAACCTATACCATCTGAATTCGGCGACTTGAATGAATATGCCGATGTATACCTATCGGAAACCGAATTTGAAGTCTTAAAAGAAGCCCCAGAACGTCTTCCTACATCCAGCTTGATGTTTTCAGAAGAATTTGAAGAGTTTGAAGACGAGGAAGATGAGGATGAGCAGAGTGGAGGAACAAAAGAACCGGAACAAGTGGAAGAACTGGAACAACTCGCAGAAAAAGAAGAGAAGAAGGAGAAGAAGGAGAAGAAGGAGAAGAAGGAGAAGCCAGATAAAAAAGAAAAGAAGGAGAAGAAGGAGAAGAAGGAGAAAGAGAAGAAAGACCAGGAAAACATCAATGAAACAGAGAAGGATGTCACCGAAGAAATGTATGAAGGGATTTCTGGTTTAGAATCTATGAATATCGACAACATAAAACTAAAGGAAGAAAATACGAATATGTTTTTGAATAAAATGCGTAAACTGGACCCAGTATTGTTTTCAACAACCAAAGAAGGAAAGTATCAGGGGTATTCAACTCTTTGTCAACGCTCTGTATTCCGACAGCCTATCATATTGACGGACAAAGAAAAAGATGATATTGAAAAAAAACACCCAGGTTCCATAAATTATGCTATTAATTATGGAAGTGACCCGGAAAAGAAGAACTGGTTCATATGTCCCAAATATTGGTGTTTGAAAACCAACGCACCGATGAATGAAGAAGATATCAAGGCGGGGAAATGTGGCAAGGAAATTCCACAAAATGCGAATGCCGTTCCTAAAGGCCATTATTATTACAAATTCAATTCTAATAGTGTTCCGGGGTATATTACAGGAAAGCACGCCAAAGGTCACTGTTTACCTTGTTGTTTTAAACGCGAATGGGATAGTAAATATATGGCCGAACGAAGAAAAGAATGTGGGAAAAAAGCCATTTCTTCAAAATCTTTCAAGAAAACAAAAACGGATACTAACTACATTATATCGGTGGATACATATCCAATCGAACAACATAGAAAGGGATATTTACCGACCAGTATACAATTGTTTTTGCAGACAGACACATCTCAATCGATGAAAAAGGATAATACAGCACTTTTGAAAGACAATTCTCAAGTCTTTTTGCGGTTTGGTGTCGAACAATCTTCAAACAAATCATTTGTAGGATGTCTCGCAGACTTATACTCGAAAAACACTGAAAAGCAGTACACAATACCAGAAATGTTGGAAGTAATTGTCAACACAATCAATATCGACAAATTTTTGAAGCTCCATAATGGCAGTTTCTTCTCTATATTCAGACCCAAATCTTATAATGAAAACGACATCGATATTTCAAAGTACGAAGACAGTAAGTTTATACAAGATATGCAAAAACGGTTCACCAATAAAGTAAATATATCGCACGGTGATCCAATGAGTTCAGATTTTGTATCAGAAACAATCGCGGCATATGAGAACTTTAGAAAATTCTTGTTGGATGAAGAATCCTTTATTGATTACACGTTTTTATGGGATATTATTTGTGAACCAAATCCTCAACTTTTTGTGAGCGGATTGAATTTAGCTATTTTACAAATCATGGACCACGATATGCGAGACAACGTTGAGTTAGTTTGTCCTTCGTCAACATATTCAAATATTCTCTATAACAGTAAAAAACCGACATTCATTGTGGTAAGACAAGGCGAGTTTTTTGAACCTGTTTATATGTTTGATACAGGAAGAGGTGAAATTAAGACAACATTTTATGAAGAAACAAACTATAAATTAAATAGTATATCTACATCTCTAAAAATCATTAGAAATAGTATCACTAATTATTGTTCACCTCAATCGAGTTTACCGCGTAAATATGAGTTCAAACAGAACATCCCTGTCCAATCATTAAAAACAGAAGTATTGCGTTTGAAATACAAAATTCTCAAACAAATTGTAAATTATCAAATGAAAACTATTGGGTTGTATGTGAATATTCCAAATGAATCTCAAGATGTTAACATTTATTTACCGTGTAGGCCAAGTTCGATGTTGAATGTGAATGAGACCGATTATGTTTTTATGGACGACCCTGAGATATGCAACGATTACATCACGACACGCAACAATCTACAATTTATATCGAAAGCATCTAAGGGAAAAATATTGTGTAACCCTGTTCAAAAAATTCTCGAAGATAAAGTTGTTGTAGGAATAGTAACAGAAACCAATCAATTTATTATGTTGAGTGAAACAACTGAATTCATTCATGAAGATGATTTGAAAACTGTTTCTGGAGAAAATTATGTATTGGCAGATAAAGCGTTAATAACAACAAAAACACAAGACACAGAACGAATGAAAACCATACAAAATATTTCATTAGAGACCAAATTTTATGAAGTGTTTCGGTATATTTGTAAGACGTTGTTGAACGAACAATCAAATAATACTATCAAAAAGGATATTCAGAGAATTATTGAGGACCCGAATATGTTGTATTTAACCAAACTCCAACAAATAAAAACACTCATTATCAAATGTTGTTCGGCGTATGTGAGTTTTTATGAGTATGATACCTCAGCGTTATCATCTCTATCAGAAATAACCGATTGTAGAGGTGTTGAAAAAAAACAATATTGTATGGTGGCAAATGGAACCCGTAAATTTTTGATCCCCAAAACCCACTTATTAAGCGGGGAATTAAACTCGAAAGTGTATTTTGATAGATTAAGTGATGAAATACTAAGATACAAACGCATTCAATCATTTATGATGGACCCAAAGACATATATGAACATAAATAGTAATCAGTATGTGTTAAATCCAACTGAAATGGTATTGGTCGATTCATTGATAACCTCCGAATATTTTTCCAAACTCAAACCATTCAAATACGCAAACACCGTAAATATTTCATACGACGTGGCGAGGCCTTTGACAACTCAAAAATATTCCAATACTCTTTCCAAAACTCGTTTAGCCGATGATAATACTGAGGTTCACATCGACGATACAATGGAAATCACGTGTATTGATGAGAAGAAAGAAGTTATTGGGAATGCTAGTGACTATTGGCGAAAAGTTTTCCCGAAAAAAACAAGAGAACTCATATTGAATAAATCGGTCGTATGCAATTATTATATGATTATCCGTATTTTCAAACACGCATATAAAAGTGATATATCACTCGAAAATTTAAAAATACGACTGAAAACTGTTTATTCGAAACATATGGAAAATGAAAAATCCAAAACGAAAATCTATAGTATATTACGAGCACAGGGGAAAAAGAAGAAGATAGCTGATGTAATTTCAAAAAAATATGACTTCGACCATATGATTATGGACGAATCATATAATCTTTCAGGGTTGGATATATGGTTGTTAGCACATCATTTAGAACTTCCGGTTATTTTATTTTCAGCTATTCCGTTTAAGACAATGGCACAAGGAAAGAAATGGATGTATTTATTTGATAAGAAACCACACGACCCAACTGAGGGAAAATATTATTTCATAAGACAAAATGAGGGAAACGCACAGTTCAATGTTTTAGACGGTTCTTTCGATTTAGAACAATTGGGCGAAAATTTTGGAAAAGACTTTAATGAAAAACCTGAAAATAAAATTTCAATTATAGATTTTTTACAAGAGTGAAGTCACACAAATGATTGAGTATAATATTCATATTTAGATGTATTTGTAAATATGAAGGTAAACAAAAATCCAACACTTAGATTAAGAATGTGTGTCGTTAAGGTCTCCACCGGGAGGTCTCAAAACTTTTTCTGGTTTTCCAAAGAAATATTTTATATATTTTATAACATCCATGTAAGTTCCTTGTAATGAACTATTTACTGTTGCTGAATTCTCACTCTCACAATCATTACTAACTCCGGCTAAATTATTCGATGATAAAACCAACGAATAGAACGCATCAACATCATAAACATTTGAAAGTATATTCGGATAATTCAGTAGTAGCTCATTAAAACTATAGTTTTCAACGATGGGAGTTAATGCAGCGGGAATCCAAATACTGCACCAGTTCATTTTCGCACAATCTGAATAGACTCCTCCTGCTGAAGTTTGTGTTTGAGTTATTGTGATGTAGGCCGTCTCGATAAATTTTCTTAAGTTCTCTTCGGTTGTTATATCTATACTTGGAGGCGGAGCTCCATATGTAGCAGGTGCCTGTGTTGGAGGGGCAGTTGGGGGGTTCGGTTTACTGTAGAAATACTCCAAAATATTCACACAGTTTTCCATATTTCCTATACCACCGTGAACCTGGCCCTTGTGACAATTTTCACGACCATCTTTTCTTACATCTAATTCGCCCCGAGTTGGTAATTGGTCAGCCGATACATACAAAGCCACCAATTTATCAATATCCACATCTGAACCTAAAATCGCCGGATATGTTTTTTTGAGAGTTCTCAAACCTTTTTCAGTTTTGGTTTGATTGTACAATATACTTAAATATGATGTCACCAAATCCGATATTTTACCTATTTTCTCGCAATTGTCGCTCGCTGTGCTTACTTCACTATAGACATAATTGAAATACTTTTTCAGCTCGATGTCATTCGAAATACTTGTTTCTGCGGGAGGTAAAAATGTTTCCACAAGTGTTGTGCGAACCGTTAAATAATAAGACATACATAAAATAAATACGACTAAAAATATGATAACATTCAAATATTTCATTATTAATATAAGAGTATATATTTTTATTAAGAAATTGTGCATCTATTCCTTTTCTTTTCTGGTGGAGGCGTAAATAAATCATCAGGAATAACAACCTTATCTGGTGGTATTCTACATTTACCATTTGGAATGTAAGTGCCATTGAATTTAAATAAACATTTATTAACAAAGTATTTAATATCTTCATTGATAGAAACAACAAATTTCTTATATGCGGTTTCCAATCTTAACCCGTCACAAACGTGTGATTCTTGATACATTGTCGTGCTCTGACTTCTTAAGTTTGCCGCGTTAGTGTATATGTTTTTGAAGCGATGATATTCTTCAATCGTTCCTATCATATATCCAAAAGGGCCTTTTATTTCTTCATATGAGAGTGTTTGAAAATCACACAATATAGTTGTGAATATTACTGGAACACATATCGATAGATGGCAATCTGATATTTTACCTCTGCTAACCCAATCCGTCCAAGTAGCAAAACACCAAATCAAAATTCCAGGTGTTCTGGAAGGTGAATTTTCTCTGTGATAATATTTTAAAAATGGGTCTACGATCCACTCAACGACAGTATGGACTTTATATAGAGTCTCCAGTGCTTCCTCATTCAGTTGTTTTTCTCTTTGAATAAATTGTGCGTCATTTACTTGTAAATCATTTATCGAATCATCTCCTCCTGTGTACGGACAATGGTTAGCATCAAAGGTTTCAATCATATATTGTTCGTGTTCATTATACAGTTTGTACAAGAACATCGTATACAACATAAAAATCAAAATAATCACTAATAAAGTATACTTCATAGGTTTAATTCCAAGAAAGTCTATATATGTATATCTATATTTATATTTTTTGAATATAGATTTTTTCGTGGATAAGAGATTTCCTTATATTTCCTTGTTAACAAAATAGTCTATCGATGTATGAATTTGAGAAACCATGGGGGCAAGCTGTGCCGAACAATTGGTTTCCATTAATTTGTTGCAAGATGTTTGAATAGTGGTCTTATCATACATATTATGTGCACACGTATAAATAGTCTTCATTTTTAAATAGTCCTCTTCGCTGGAAATCATTTTCGGATATTTCTCGAGTAATTCATTATATGTGAGGAAATGTATCCGGTGTAGTACACACATAAACAGCACTGGGTATCCCTTTATTGTGCTACAATTATCCAAATTTTTTATGGAAATAGTGTCGATAAAAAAATCCTTCAACTTTGTGTCACTTCCTACATCACCGTCATCGTGATATTTTTTGATGAGATTATTTATAGAATTATTTACACCATTCCTCCTGTACAATGAAAGGGCTTCTTTGTATTCGTCAATATCCTGTTCAGGATACATGGGTTCAATAATATTGGACATCATACAAGAGACTATCAATATTGTCAAACATAAATATATACACAAACTGTTTTTGGAGAATATATTCTTGACCATATAAATATAATATTTTTATTATTTGTTATTATATTTATAGATATTATTTCATATACGTTTATTTACAACAAGTTATTTACAAGCGGGCATCCATCTAAATGCCGATATCATAGCTGTCATCACATACGCCAATATTTTCTGGTTTGATTGCGTGGATGTAATTGGAAATGGAGATGTTTGATTTGGCGCACACATCTGTTTGATTTTCAGCGAACCCGAACGCTTGTTCGATTTCCTTCTGCTTGTCGACAATGTCAACAACTTCATCATTGAGTTTGGTCATTTCATTCATATCCAAGACGACATTAAATGAATTCGTCCCGTAGTATCCGCGTTGTCCACACATCACATTCGCGGATACCCCACGCATGGTATCGAAGTCCGCGTGTCGAGCAGCATTCAATAAAACTTCTGTGTGAACTTCAAATGTTGCCTTAGCAATAGGACCAATGTTGTCATTCAATAAACCCGAACGGTAGATAGGAACCATATTTTTGGAACACGTCATTCTATCACACAACAACGATAAATGGTGATAATTAATGTAAACTCCGCTAAATTCCATCACATCTACGAATTCGTTGTATATAACTTGTCTCGCGGCTTCAATACCTAACACATCAAACACTTCTTTGATATCGTTACTGTGTGTTCGCGTGTAATCAATAAACTTCTTTGATAAAACGGACAGCAAGTTTGTTCCAGTAGTATCCAGGACCCAAATGTCGTTAATCACGAATTTTCCGTCACGCTTAATCACCGACTCTGGCAATTGCGTTTTCATATTCAACAACTTTCTGGGTAGGACATTCTTTATTCCTTGGACACCGCGAAGTATGATATTTTGTAAGAGGTTATCTTGAAGATTCTTCAGCAAGTATATTTCGTCGCTTTGATCAATCGTCGATGAAGCATTTTTCACCTTCATCGATTGCTCCTTCTTCAACAGAACTCCAGATGTTCGAATGCGGAAGATCAGTTGGTCCGAGTTATAATCGGAAAATACACATATAATATTATCTTTATGTGTTTCTTTGATGGCATAATGAATATCATCCATCGTAATATTACGTTCCAACAGTGATTCGGCATCGATTTCCATTCGAATAATCCATTTGGACTTGGCTTCTTCCTTGGACTCATTTTCATTACATTCTTTTACCATATCTTCGAATTCATAAAACTGGTCCAACAACAATTGGTCTTCATTCACTATTGTTGAACGCTCGACGGGGTCGAAACAGATTTTGATGCTCTTCACTACATCTTCTAATTTCGTGTGTTCCAGCATATGAGAATAGTTTTCCGCGCGAGTCTTGTCTGTCTCATCCACCGGATTCAAGTAAACCGTCAACGATGGATTCTTAGGGTTCTTCGTCAAACGCAAAATTTCCTCGATTCTTGGTACACCTCTGGTGACATTCGATTTCGTGGATACACCAGCTAAATGAAAGGTGTTCAATGTGAGTTGTGTTGTCGGTTCACCAATACTTTGACCAGCAACCACGCCGACCATTTCTCCTGGATGCACTAAAGCCTGCTTGTATCGTAAAACGACGGTGTCCAATAATAGTTGGAGTGCTTTCTTATGGAATCGTTTTATGACCAATAGTTCTTTGGGCGACAAGTAATAATAGTAGAGAACTTCAAACAATAGATTGGGTGGACACAACTTGATACTCTTCAAAGTGTCGAATGTGTCATCGATCATTTCGAAAGCTTCCAGCGGAGTAATGTCTACAGTTGAGTTACTGTTGAGACCCATTTGTCCTTGGATATTGTTGATGATGTGTTGAAACGCAACGGGGGATTTCACTCCATTGTCATTTTTATTATTGAATACATTCTCTATAATCGTAATACGCGTATCCAACAAATTATCGATATATGTTTGACATTTCTTTTGAGTTTCCTTACGCTGTCGTTTCATACGAGTGATCGTGGATTTCTCATACACATTCAATAAATTGGATTTATCATCATTGATTCCAACAATATCATAATGCATGTAGACATCTTCCACAGACATTCCCACCAAAGGCAGCGACTGATTCTCAATACGGGTAGAGTCGAATCCGTCATCTCCATATGTAAACTGAATGATTTTCCCCATATTGTTGCGAACAGTCATATCGTATTCCACCTTCAAATCTTCTAAACCCTTGATCAATCGTCTTTGAATGTAACCGGTGGTGCTCGTCTTTACTGCAGTATCAATAAGACCAATACGACCACCCATCGCGTGAAAGAACAATTCCGGCGCAGTTAGTCCATCGATATAAGAGTTTTCGATAAATCCACGAGCTTCTGGCGAATCGTCGAATTTGCTGTAGTGGGGTAATGTTCGGTTGTCGAATCCATATGGAATACGCTTACCGTCAACATTTTGTTGTCCCAAACAAGAGATCATCTGGGATATATTTGTAGGACTACCTTTAGACCCAGAGGTAACTATTTGGACAAAACGATTGTTTTTACCCAAACTCTTCTTACCAATAGAACCGGCCTGGTCCGTGGCCTTGTTCAAAATTCCGTTGAGCGTGCTTTCAAACTCTGACATCGTCGATGCCGATGTGTTGTTCTCAAAGATGCCCAGATGAATCTTGTCAATGACCGATTGAACTTCCAACTTCTTGGAACTAATAACCTGTGTAATCTCGTCGTTGGTCTTCTTATTTGCTATCAAATCGCTGATTCCTACACTAAACGAACACGTCTTCATAAACTCTGTTATTACATTCTGGATATCGTCGATGAAATTCGAAGCGGCCATGTTTCCAAAGTCATTACATATTCTGTGTATGATTCCCTTGGAACCACCACCTAAAACGGACTTGTCGATTTGACCTCGCACATAAGTTCCGTTGCGAATTTCCAACACATTATTCGATGTTTCGGCATCTTCGGACTCATCAAACAAATTTGTTTTGTATTTTAGTGTAATAGGAGACAGTATTTGTGACAATACATCGAAATTCGACAAATCTTTCTGATTTTTACGAATCGCCTCCACATCCACATTCTTGTAAGCCATCAATAAATTCATAGCTTCTCTTGGAGATATTTTTCTGTGAGACTTTGTAAATAAATAAGAACCCAACATAGAATCTTGGAAAATTCCTATTATTGGCGCGTTCGCAGAAGGACTCACCAATTGATATGGTATCGCCGCCAAATGTCGTAGTTCTGTCTCTGCCAAAATGTTTTGTGGCATATGCATATTCATTTCCATGAAATTCTCCTATGTTTCCATAGGAGCCGGACTATACCTTGTGCCTTATCAGGTTGATTAGACCTTCACTTAAGACCCGTAACCGTCTAGTCTCTGAACCTTCTTCTTATCCTATCATAACGGACTTAGAAGCTTGGCTGCGGATTGTCCAATCCCAAAACATTATTACCGTTGGGTTCGGCTGTTAACCGAGTTCCCCTAAAATGTTTCCATTATAGGGTGGTAGTGTTGGGCTCTAAGGAGTTTCCCGCAATTTGATTACGTTGCCATTCTATCAAGTTTGATATAAATGTTTTTGCTCTTGTTTTTAGTTCATCGACAGTTTCATATAGACCTACAAAAGTTGTTTTTTTATCATCAATAACGACACGGACATATTTGGTTTTTTGTTTATGATTATTTATAACACGTATATAGTTATCTATTTCTTTTTCAATTATCACTACAGATTTAAACAAATTAAACTTCCTGTCAAAATGTTGAATTTGAGTATTTTTCATCATTTTTTGCCTATGTTCAGTGGAGTTTAATGCTGTTTTTAGTCTACAGGATATTAATTTTTTTGTGGAGTCACTTAATTTTCGAGGTTCTTTGTAAAGACTAACGGAGGGTTCATGTTTCCAAATATGCTTTCCGTCAATATCTGTGAAACCTTTTCCTCCGCTTGTTAAATTGTATCCATTTGGGTATTTCGTGTTGTGTTCAGAAATATATTTTTGTTCCGTGATATCCAATTCCTCTACTTGACAAATATCTATTATTTCACAACTAAAGTTGTGTATTCCATATTTACGAAAAGCATAGTTGAGATATCTGGAACAATTCTTTTTGTTTGATTTAGACTCTGATATATGATCTCTAAACCTTCCTAAATACCCAAAAGGTCTATATTTACCTCGATTCAATCTGTGACTCCTTGTTTGTCCAATATATGATTTATCGTTTGTGATGTTCGTTATCTTATATATTTCACCAACAACTTTGTTATTATCGTCTATATTCAGTATCATTCACATGTATGTAGAGCTTACATTTTATATCATTTTTTAAAATGACTAGATGATTATATTAGTAAAATGTGCCTATGCGTTCAAACACATATACCAGAAGACATTACACCGTTTTCCTCACAAAGTATTGTCTACAACTTAATGAGCGGTCATCTGTTTGGGACAAAATTTATCCCCATCGAAGTCAGCATTGTAAGGTTTTGTTACTCCTACATTAATTCTGAATGTGTCGCCTCTTTTCATAATTTTCACAATATGACACATCATCGACATTCTATGTAGAGAGGGTTGTCTGTTGAAAAGCACGGCATCACCATCCATCATATGTCTTTCGACAATATCTCCGTTTTCCAACACAATAGAATTGCGGTCGATATAACGAAGTGAAATGGATTCACCGTTCTTGCGTTTCAAGATTTTCGCGCCCGGATATTCATCCGGACCATTCTGTATGAGTGTCATCAAATAATCACGATTGCGATCATTTACAACAACTGGTTTTGTCAGGTTTTTCGCGATTTTCAGAGGAACACCCAATTGTCGAATGGATAAATTGGCATCAGCACCAATCACCGAACGAGCAGATTGGTCTACACGTTTTCCTTCTAAATTACCACGAATACGACCCGTCTTTGAATTCAATCTGTTTTGAATACAGTTCAACGGGCGTCCTGAGCGTTGTGCCATAGGTGCGGCACCTTTCACTTTATTGTTATACAACATAGCCGTCAAATACTGTAACACCATCGTTTGGTTATCGATAATGTTTGGATTCGCATTATTCTGTATTTTATCCAACAGTTCAGTATTTGTCTTTATTATGTTGCTATAAATGTGTGAAAGGTCATCTTCTGACCGATGCTGTGCGTCGTGTTTCACAGAAGGTCTTACAGCTGGAGGTGCAACCGGCAACACTTGACATATCATCCATTCGGGTCTTGAATAAATCGGACTCAAACCCATAAAGTGAATGTCTTCATCAGATATACGACGGAAAATCTTCAACAACATTTCTGGGGTTAACCGGATAACTACATCTCTGTTTTCTTCTTCATTCGAGAGACCCATTTTTTTCCAAGTGGCCTGTATTTTATCGAACGATTCTGAACTAACGGTGTCAGCTTGTTTACAACCACACCCATTTTCAGTCGATTCACCACACCGCTTGATTTTGGATGCCAATCCTGTTACATAATCCCATCTATCGTGTGATGACCTCTCTAAAATGTGCTTATGTTGTTCTTTGTTTAATAAGAGTTTGCTACATTTATAACAAACAGATTTGGCGACTTTTATGATTTCCTTGAGGTGTTGTACAAAGAATACCGGCCGGGCCATTTCAATGTGCCCAAAGTATCCAGGACATGTTATATACGAATGTCCATCCGTAGGGCATACAAATCCTTTTTCTAATAGACCCATTCGAGGGTCAAACAAACCCCCCACTACTGGTTTTCCATTTATGTATGTATCCCGAGATGTGATTTCGACAACAGAGTTTTTTCGAATTTCATCAGGGGACATTATACTAAACTGGACACCAATAATTCTCGATGAGTGTTTGTTGAATTCATTACGAGCCATATTAATAAAACACTATATATTATAACTTCTATATTTTTAAATATTTGAAATCAATTTTTTGATATCTGTAGTATTTAGTATTTCAGCAATTGTTTCAAAAAATTGATTCTATTTTTTCTGAAAATGAAATAAACATAATACTCGTATTTACTATTATTACTATGTCACGAACTATGAAGGATACTAAAACAAACCGATTAAAGAGAAATAAGGACGATTCGTCGTCAGATAGTGAAGATATTTGGGAAACAGAAACTGAAATAAGTAGTGACGATGAATCCGATACAGAATCTGATTCTGAAACCGAATCGGAATCGGAACAAGAAATAAAGAAAAAATCAAACAAACGCAAAAATCGTCGTCGGGTTGTTTCCAGCGATGAAGAGGAGGATGATGATGATGACGATGATGACGATTACGAAGAATATGACGAAGATGAAGGAGATGAAAAACTCAATAAAAAAGACTACAGGAAATTTCTGTATGAATTATTTCCATCGCGATATTCAAAGGAAAAGGCGGGGTTATCAAGTAAGTCATCACAAAGAAAAAAGAAGTATATCAAAGCAGATAGCAGTGACAGTGAGGAGGAAGAAGTAGTTCGAGAAAGAAAGGTGAAGAAGGTGTTCAAGAACAAAAAGAAGAAGACCAAGTCAAAGTCCAAAAAGGTTATAGAAGAAAGCGAATCATCTGAATATGAAGAAGAAGACGCTGACGAAAGTGAAGAAGAGTCATCTCAGGAAGAAACAAGTGATTCTGAGGAAGTTTCACGAGATAGAAAGAAAAAATCTAAGAAGAGGCAAGATGGCGACGACAATCAGATAAGTATTGTTTTGTCGCTTGAAAATGAAAGCGGAATTTTAGAAGATATCGATTTTGAAGATGATGAGGATGATGAAGATGAAGATGAAGAGTGTGATACTGATGATGAAGAAACGTTTATGAAGGGTCAATATGAAAAAATAGAGGATTCTGTTTCCAAGAAAAAGACGAAGAAGAACAAGGTCAAGGAAACATCGGATGAAGAGTGTATCATAAATCCCAATGTGGAGACTGAGTACACAGAGTTGTTGAGTATGAAGAAGGATTTGATAAAGAAATTACACAAGAATCCAAAGTCGAAATTTCTATTGAATGCTCTGAAAAACTGTAAGAAGGAAATCGGCCACCTGATTAAAGATTCGAGGAAAAATAATACCAAGGAGTTTAGGAAGTTGGTATTGGGAGACAGTCGTTCCAAAATGTCGGAAATCAACTATTTCAAGAAGAAACTCTCCAATTCTGAACAAATGAAAATAATGAAAGACCTCAAGGAAATCAACAAAAACATTAAAACGGATAAACCTTACAGATTACTGTTGTTGGAGTCACCAATTCCTCCAATGTTGAAGTCTCAAGCGATGGAAAAGTTGAATGTTTTGAAGACAATGGAGCCCGGCGAATCCGAATATTATAAAATCAAGCACTGGATCGACACATTTATGAAGATACCATTCTGCAAATACAACAATTTAGATGTGAATATTAGTAATGGCATCGACGCTTGTCATAGTTTTATGGTAAACGCGAAACAAACTCTGGACGATTGCGTGTATGGTTTGGACGATGCTAAATTACAAATAATGCAGATGATTGGTCAGTGGATCACAAACCCAAATGCTATGGGAACCGCCATTGCTATCAAGGGACCTCCAGGAACTGGTAAAACTACACTGGTAAAGGAAGGTATCAGTAAAATCTTAGGCAGAGAGTTTTCCTTTATTCCTCTCGGTGGAACCGGTGATGCCAGTTTCTTGGAGGGTCACTCATACACATATGAGGGTAGTAGTCACGGTAAAATCGTTCAAATCTTGATAAATAGCAAGTGTATGAATCCCGTGATATATTTCGATGAACTGGACAAAATCAGCGATACCGCAAAAGGAGAAGAAATCACAGGAGTTCTGACACATTTAACGGACAGCACACAGAATTCGCAATTTAACGATAAGTACTTCTCTGACGTAGACTTCGATTTGTCCAAGTGTTTATTCATATTCAGTTACAATGATGAATCACGCGTAAATCCCATCTTGAAAGACCGAATGTATCGTATTCAAACAAAAGGATACGACGCGAAAGAGAAATTGGTAATTGCGCGAAAATATATGTTGCCAAAAATCCGCGAACAAGTGAATTTCACGGAAGAAGATGTCGTTATCTCCGACGATGTCATACAGTATATTATTTCGAATGATACTTGGACACAACAAGAACAAGGGGTCAGGAATATGAAGAGGTGCTTGGAGATTATTCATACAAAACTGAACTTGTATCGATTAGTCAAGCCTGGAGAAGATAATATATTCGCAAAAGACATCGGGTTCGAAGTTTCCTTTCCATTCACGGTCGAGAGAAAACACGTGGACAAGCTCATCAAGAATGAAGAAAAACAGTCACAAAGTCTCTTGGCGATGTATATTTAAGCGGAATTAAGTAGATAATAAGTAGATAGTAAGTAGATAATAAAAGTAGCTACAAATTTGTATAGGTAAGTAGTAATGATGGTAATAATAATATTTTTTTATTTTTTATAAATTACATAAACACTAATTTATAAAACTGTATATAACAATGGATGACATTACGAGTGTGAGACAAGCGAAGGAAGGCCTTTTACGATTGTCAAACGAAAATATGAACTCTGACTATACCTATATTTTAGAAACACTTGATAATTATCTTATCGAACATTGTAATCACAACGTAGTTACCGATTTGATTGATATTGACCCAGAGATAAGTCAAACGATCCACTATTGTGATAGGTGTATGTTAACATTTACATCAAACAAATAATTATGCGGAAGCACCGGCTATTTTTGATGGGACACTTGAAGAATTATTTCCACGGGTATTCAACTGTTGGATCATATTTTGATCGAGACAAAGTGGTCCGCGAGAATTGTGATATCCGGCTCCTTTGCAGTTAATATCACCCTTGGCTTCAGAGTAAATATCTACTTTTTGAGAAGGGGACGAAGGATCACAAAACACACCACACCCATTAAATCCACTGACTTTCTTGCAATTTGTGTTTTCCTTCTGGATTGAATTCTCCATTTTCGTGTCGGATTGAGAATTTAAATTGGAATACGACAAGAACCCTTCAACTGAAGAATATGGGAGAGACATTTTGCCGGAATAAGGGGTAATGTCATAAGAACCAAATCCTGTACACAAGAATATGATTACCAGAACCAACAATATAACTATAATCATTTCACCTTTCATGGTTAATATATAAAGAATGAACAGAAAAAAATCCTCTCTAAATAATATTCATTCAAATATAATATAAAGTTTTATGTTTGAGTATATGTATATCCAAACACAGCGCAATGTCTAAATTAACTCCAGAAGAAAGTTTAGATTTAAAGAACCTCGTAAACAATTCTGAATGCGAAAACAATACTGACCATATACGTAAAGTCAAACACAGTTTCAAACTTCGCGATGATATCAGAAAGTTAGAATTGTTAAAAATGGAAAAAGCCACTTTATACCAAAGCGACCCACAAATATTCAGAGACCTTGCGGCTACTCACGCATCTTTCTTATTTACTAATTACAGTGATATATTCAATCGAATCCTGAAAGATGAATTGAATTTAGATATAATGGGAGGTTTATTGGGGGTTTTGAATATGATCGAAGATGGAAAGGTTGACCAACACGAAGGCTCTGTAATGGTTGGTAAATTATTGAAGGAGTTGTATGTCGACTCCGCGTTAAAGCGCTCTGAAAACTTGGATAAAAAAAATGAAACGGAGGTAGTTGAGAAGAAAGATGCGGTCAATAAAATCAGTTGGGAAGAATGGAAAACCAAGAATTCGTCGAAATAATTGTTCGGAGAAAAAATATAAAGATTCCGGCGGTATACTATTCATACACTATGCCTCACTTGAAACTTGCAGTGGAAGAAAGCGACCAAGATTTACTTGCTTTATATAAAACACAAATCGAACAACATAATAAATCGTTATTGGACGACCCTTTTCCTAACGCGGGATTTGACTTGTATGTTCCGAAGGAGACTATCATTTCCACAACTATTTTGTCTACGATGATTCCATTGAATGTCAAGTGTGAAATGATAGATGATAATGGTCGAACAACCGGGTTCTATATGTATCCACGTTCCAGCATTTCCAAAACCCCGCTGATTCTTTCCAACCATACCGGCATCATCGATTCCGGATATCGTGGTGTGTTGACTGGCGCGTTCAGAACATTACAAATTCAACCTACTACACAATATACTGTCGAAAAACACACTCGACTTTTACAAGTATGTGCTCCTACATTATCACCATTCAGTGTTGAAATCGTGGATGAGAGCCAACTCTCCATTACCACGCGAGGTTCCGGTGGATTTGGTTCTACTGGAAAGTAATTATTTTGCATCTTACAACTTTCTATTTATTTCGTATCATATGTATGAAATAAATTATTTAAGGTCTCACGTAAGTTTTCGCTGCTGCCTTCAAAGCATCTTTCAAGAGCACATCGGGATTATCCCTCTTCATATCATTGTATACCTTTTTCACGTGAATACTCCAAGCAGTAGGTGCTTTCTTGCCGGTCTTACGCTTACCGGTCTTACGCGTAGTATTTCTCTTCCCCATCTTACGTCTGGTTCTCTTCCCTCCCGTTCTTCTAAAATTGTTACGCGCCATATTATAAACTAACGAAAGAAAATATTCACTTCAAGAATTTTGTATGGAGAGAATAATTTCTTCTTCTGGCAACAATTTCTGGAATATAATACAATCATCAAAACGAATCGAAAAAAACTGGTTTCGAGAGTTCTTACATAGGAGACTCGTGGTTTCCGCAATTCGTACATTTTGGAAAAAGGCTCCGTTTTTGAGTATTGTCGACGAATCTCCTAAACGAATCCAACGGATATATAAACCACTTCGCAAATCACACAAATTATCTATATAACGATACCCTTTTAACTTTTCACAGTACAGTTTCACAGTGTCTTCTTTTATGTTCTCCACTTTACTCAGTATTTCGTAGATCGTTCGACTCACCGTCTGTAGTGTCTCATTTTTCAAGTACGCGTTTTGTCTCTCGTCTACTTTCGAAATAATCTCGTCAATATTGAGTTTAGATGCCAGTTCAGGGTCATTTAATGCTTGTTGGTATATTTCTTCAACATTCATAGTGTCTTCAAATTACTTATATTAGCAAATTACTTATATTAGTAAATTACTTTTATATATATTATCATTCGAATGGAACTCATAAACTCATATTTTAATCAAATCCATATAGGAACAATACGCATTATAAGTATAAATGAACGGATGGAAGAATCACATACCGAATTATCCCCTAAATACATAGTCAACAATAAATACGAATTAAAATCTCTGATAAAATCGGGCAACTTCGGCGTTATTTATAAAGGCACCAAAATAAGAAACGGCGAGGAAATCGCAATTAAAGTGGATAAGCCGAATATACTTTCGCTGAAACACGAGACGCGAATATTGCACTATTTATATTCAGCAAATATCAAACACATTCCGCCGGTATACTGGTTTGGGAAAATACAAGAGTCTTTTTGTTTGGTCCTGCCGTTTTACCAGGTGAATTTGTATGAATACACCACCAAGAAGAATGTCACACAGAAACATTTGAATATAATCATATGGAAACTACTGGAGGTGTTTGAGAGTATACACAAAAAATATGTTGTTCACAGAGACATTAAGCCACAAAATCTTATGGTTCAAAATGGCGAAATTATTTTGATAGACTTTGGATTAGCCACATTTTTTGTAAATGAAGATTGTACACAACATTTACCGAATGAAGGCACCAACACAATGATTGGAACCCCGAAATATACCAGCGTAAATATCCACCAGGGTTCTCAATATTCGAGAAGAGATGATCTGATATCTTTAGGATATTTATATTTGTATTTGCTCAAACACAATTGTGTATGGGAGCCTCCGCATTGTGACGACGACGAATCTCGCCAATATGATATTGTGGATATTATGCATCCTCATAATCAAAAGAGGATGAATAATAAAATGTTGACAACGTTGATACAACTGTGTAATATGAACCATAAAGACGGTATTTTCCAATATTTGGGAATTTGCTACGATTTGAAATACGAACAAAAACCCAACTATGAATTATTGAAAAACTTGTTCTATTTGCAGCTATAACCAGAGGTTACGCTCTCCTTGTATTGTCCTTCGAATGTGCTATACAAATCTTCGAATGATGGTTTTTCCAAAGCAGAATTGCTTGAGAATATCTTGGGATTATTCATCGCAAGTGTTATTTTGTTGGATAAATTAGTATCTTCTTGACTTTCTTCGGAGATCATCTTCGAAAGGTCCGCCAAAAAAGAATTCAAGATGGCCAGACGACTTGAATGGTGCGCATTCATCAAGTTGATTAACGCTTTATTCTTTATCGTTTCTTTCTTCTCCGAATACATCTTGTATACCCTCTTCATTTTCTCCGTGAATGAAATATTCTCTGTTTTAATCTCCTCGATAATTGAAGATTCCGTTGACGAGTCTGAGTCTGTTAATCCTAAATTCAATAAATAGGTATTGTCTTTCAGCATATATGGTGATAAATCCGGTTTATTTCCCGTAGGTATATTTCCTGTGATGTGAAAATTACACAACGCCTCCACCAACTCGACATATTTTCGGAACTCACAATTCACATTATCGATTTTGTTCTCCGCTAATAAACCTTCCTGGAGTGGACGCTTATGTAATAAAGAAAACACTAAAGATATTATTATTACCGTCATCAACATTATTATCGATAACCATTTACTATTTTGAATCCCTAAAAACTTTGCCATTATATATCTAACCATACATTTTTTAGAGAAACTATAAATATATTCTATAAACCATATAAAACTATACACCCTTAATATCATATAGTAGTGACTATGAGTGAGTTTTCAAGTAAGACATATGGACAAGTTAAGTGGTTCAATAACAAATCAGGATATGGGTTCATTTCCGTAAAGATTGACGACGAGGTCAAGGACATTTTCGCCCATTATTCCAATATCACTTTGAATGACTCTCAGTATAAATATCTCACACAAGGTGAGTATGTAGAATTCGAACTGGCCAAGTTGGACAAAGAAAAGAAGGATTCTGACCACGAGTTCCAGGCTATCAACATCACCGGAATTGGCGGAGGTCCTATTATGTGTGAAATCAGACGTCAAAACAGAGATTCTAAGGGCGACGAGAGAAGAGAGTATCGACCTCGCGCACCAAGAGCCCAGCGAGAGACGGACGACGAAGGATTCGACACCGTGAGAAGAAGCGTTTCAAAAAGATAATTTTCGCGTCTGGACTAAAAAAATTATGATTCTATTATAAGTATCAAACACTTATAATATAATGTATTACATATCAGTCGAAAGATTCCTTTCTCTTTTTAGAAAGAAAGAGTCGATGACCTTTTCCGAATTTTTAACCAAGTATAAAGTGCGTGGGTCAGGTGGTAAAGTGGTTGAATTGACAACATATATGAAAGACCGTGAAACAGAAATAAGGCACTTGTATGACCATTTGGAGAACCGCGAAGAATATTTACGAAGGTTTTACAAGAAATCTCTGAAGCCTACCGACATTCACGAACTATCCGAGGAGAAACCTATGACACAAACGGTATCAAATAATAATTCGTTGGTCCAATACAAAAACATCATCCGGAACATCCATTACGCCGATATTTTGGAGAACACACAGTCTGGATTCGATATTCCTACGTTTTTGAGTGTTCTAAAAGACCTATATAACAATGACATAATCGATTATAAACTACTTACCCCCAGTGCCTTGCATTATATAAAGGAAAACCGAATCGGCAGTGTTTTCTCCACGTTCTATTTCCGCGCTTCCATTTTGAATCCTTATTTAGTGTATTCTTTGAATAAATCGTTGCTGAAAGGCACCCGGATATTCACTCCAACACTTGGTTGGTCTTCCTATTGCTACGGGTTCTTGGAATGCGACGAAGTCGTTGAATATGTAGGAACTGATGTCATAAAATCCGTGTGTGAAAAAACACGAGAATTTGCTAAAACCTCATACAAGAATAAAGATGTGCGGATCTATTGCTCTCCATCTGAAGACCTTTATCATAGTAAACCTTTCTTAAGAAAATATTTAGAGCATTTCGATGTTGTTTTCTTTAGCCCTCCATACTATGAATTGGAAAAATACCCCGGAAAAGACCAGAGCACCAACCGATATAAAAACTACAATGAGTGGTTACACGGATATTGGCTGGATACTATACAATTATGTTATGCAGTCCTAAAAAAAGGGGGTCGTTTGTGCTACATTTTATCAGATTATGGAAGTTCTCAAACAGGCAAATATTATAGTCTTGTAGAAGATATGAATACCATAACGTCTACATTCTTTAAGAGAAAGAAAATATTGAATATGTACAACAAAAACGCCAATATGACGAAGCATAGAACCACTGATGAAAAAATTATGGTGTTTGTTAAATAATGGTTCTCTAAAGGTTCTCAAATTCCTAAAATAATTTTGTTGAAAAAAATAGAAAATAAAAAACTCTGAAAATATTTTGTGATTTCATACACTAAATATTTTCGACCGATTTGAGAACCTATTATACTTAGTCGTCAATATTTGTAGAATGTATATCCACATTTGCCTTATTATGGAGATGTAATCTTTTAAGAATAATTATTTTTTCTTCGTTTAAATTTATTGCATCAGGCAAAGGCACCAATAGTTTCGTGATAATTCCTTGAGGTGTAGGTGGTAAAAATAGATGATGATTTTCTTCAAACAATTGATTCACATCCGCGCCATTATTTCTTAGTGTTTCTATGATTATACGTGGTTCTCTTATTTTTGTTATACACGTGTATAAAGGGCTCATACCACCTGTAGGAATCATATTCATATAATTTGTTCTGCATTTATTAGCAAATTCTTCGGTAAATTCGTGACTCTTTACTTTTTCAGTCAAATGACCATTCATTGAATCAAGCACCTGAACTATAACCGCCATATTTCCACTCTCAACAGCATAATGTAAAGGAGTTTTAAATATTCCTTTGTACATACAAAAAGCTAATTCATTATTTTCTTTTAGTAATTTGATAGCACCATCTACGTCATTATTTCGAAAAGAGAGGTAAAGGTCTGTACATTTGTATTGATCGGGGACACCACCTTTCTGTCGTTTTCGCTTGAACCTTAACGATTTCCTTTTATAGTTCTTTCTTGTGTTTCGTTTACGGTATATTGTATTTCTTTTTTTTGATTTTTTTGGCATATATACATATATCTATATATTCATACATTTCGGGTTCTCTAAAGGTTCTCAAACTCCTAAAATAATTTTGTTGAAAAAAATAGAAAATAAAAACTCTGAAAAATATTTTGTAATTTTATACACGAAATATTTTTGTCCGGTTTGAGAACCTAATATGCTTCGTCGTCAATCCCTGTCAGAACACCTGGTGTTGGTACTTCATCTTCTTCATGATCATACAATATGTCCAAGAATGGTTTATTGTGTGTGCTGCGTTGTAAAATTCTTACATATTCTTCATTAAACGTTCTTGATTTTCCATTATGAATCAATAATGCCGCTAGTATTTCTGGAGGCGTAGGTAGCTGTTTTTCTTCAGGATCAGGAGGTGAAAATATATCCGGATTTTCTACAAACAATTCATTCACATCTGCGCCATTATTTCGTAGTGTTTCTATGATGTTTGGGACTTCATTTGTTTTAAACTTCTCTCTACGGACTACAACTGTTTTTAATGGACTACCATTAGGGCATATCATATTCATATAGAGTTTTCTTCGGTTGTCTGCTCTCTCTTGGTCATATACATGACGGTGAACTTTGTTGTTCAAAAAAGTATTCATTGTCTCAATAACTTTGTATATCAATTTTTTTGAGCCACTCTCAATAGCATAATGTAAAGGTGTTTTATTATAAGCTTGTATCTTAAAAAAAGGTAACTCATTATTTTCATCTAGTAGGGATATACACTTATTAGTATACCGATTTCCAAGGTCATCAGGACCATTAGCATAAATAGGAATCATTCTTACCGCATCTAAAAATGAATTCCACACACCTTCATCGGGGCCACCACCCTTTTGCCGTTTTCGTTTGATTCTCAACGATTTCCTTTTATAGTTCTTTCTTGTGTTTCTTTTACGGTTTCTTGTATTTCTTTTTTTTGAATTTTTAGGCATATATACATATATTCATACATTTCGGGTTCTCTAAAGGTTCTCAAATTCCTAAAATAATTTTGTTGAAAAAAATAGAAAATAAAATTCGGAAAATATTTAGTGATTTTCATACACGAAATATTTTCGACCACTTCGAGAACCAAGAAATATAAAAAATTGATTTTAAAAATACATAATATACAATAGCATCAACAATGGAGATTCATAATACTTGTGGATTCGAGTATCTAAAACAAATTCCAGACAATTCAATTGACTTGGTATTGACGGACCCGCCCTACATTATTTCACGCGAAACCGGTATGAACACCCTGTTCAACAGCGTCCAACAAAATAATGAGAACGGTGTTTCTCAAGTGAAAACCGAGGAAGAATGGGAAGCGCATAAAACCAAGAATGGAATTCTCAACGACGATAACAAGGAAAAGTATTTGAAATATGGAACAATCTACGGAACAAAATATTGTGTGAAGACAGACTACGGTGAATGGGATTCGAAATTTACTCTGGAAGAACTGAATCAGTTCATACAAATATACTATCAAAAGCTACGCAAAGGAGGAACGATGATTATGTTCTTCGATATATGGAAAATTTCGTATTTGAAAGATTTATTAGAAGCAAACAAATTCAAACAAATAAGATTCATTGAATGGATCAAAACAAATCCGCAACCTTTGAATTCAAGCGTTAATTATTTGACCAACTGTAGAGAAATCGCACTCGTCGCCATAAAAGGCGCTAAACCTACATTTAATAGTAAATATGATAATGGATTGTATATGCACCCGCTACAGGGAGGGAAAAATCGGTTTCATCCAACACAAAAAAGTCTACCGTTATTCATTGACCTCATAAAAAAACACAGTAATGAAGGAGATACTGTGTTGGATACATTCTTAGGGGCTGGAACAACCGCCTTAGCCTGTAAAGAAACAAACCGTAAGTTTAGAGGATGCGAAATTTCCAAAGATTATTATGATAAAGTTATGGAGCTAATTTAGGGTAGACATTTTACAAGAGGGTGCTTTTTATGATTTTGTTCAGTTATGGTTTTATTTGTTGGATATTTTTTCTCGAATTTTTTTCATAAATTCAACCGGGTCGTGCCAGAAGGTTCCTTTCATAGGGTCGTGCGATGACATATCCAACGTTTCGTCGCCCTCTATGAAATCAACTCCAAAGATTTCCAAAGATTTTATGTTCGTCGCACCGATACGTTTTCCCAGTTCTTTCGATTTTTTACATACCTGGCGTTTTTGAAGATTACAATGATTACATAGACATTGAAAGTCATCGATGGTTTGTGTAGATGCGTCCAACACACGACTGTCACTGTATGTATCATCTTTATGATCAGTTACCAAGTCGGAATGACTTCCGCAAACAACACAACCCATTTCTTTATGATATTTGTGAATGTCCGGACGAATAGGTCTTGACGCACCATACAACTCATCTTGAGAAAACCCACCTGTTCTCAAAGACGAAATCCTACCGTTGGCCATTTGTTTCTCCCACACATATCTATTGTCTCCGAAATAGATACCGTGTCGGCCGTTTCCATTATTGCCCCAATTCAGTGTTTCGTTTTTGGCAATAATATCACGGTCTATCCAGACGGAACATCCGCTTACGTCAGGACAAAACACTAAATCAACCTCGAGCTGCTTCTTTGATAGTTTTCTATTAGATACCGACATTTAAGAATTTTCTTATACTGTATGATAATATACATAAAAGGGCATCAATTATTTAATTAGTAAAAACCACAAATTATTTATTGTGTTGGTTCTCGAATGGTTCTCAAATATCTAAAAATAATTTATAAGAAAAAAAATCAATATCAAATATATAATTATCCTAGCTACATATATGTGTGTGGTTTTAAGTATTATCTACAATAGATCAGTTATTACAAAACAGCACAAAGAACTTTTCAAGTGTTGATCCTCCAACAACTTTTTCCAAAGGCTGGTTATTTTTAATCAGGGCATAGTACTGTCTTTTCATAAAATCAAATCCGCATTGGTATGCCATATCATAATGGTGTCTAAGTCTGCATTCTTGTCTGTTCAATTTTTCCATACACATATCTTCTAAACACTTACAAACTTCATACTGGAAATGGTTCAACTTTTCCCCTTCAAGCTCACACATTCTTTTCGGAATTACCTTATCAAGAATAAGTTCAACGTTTGCTTTAGTATGTAGTGTTTGAACTCCTACTCCAATATTCCTGTGTGTTGGACCATCTACTTTCATACTATTAACTGACTTTGCTTTTGCTGCGATCGATCCCTTGACAACATCATCAACTTCCTCTTCGACTTTTTCATCGACCTTTTCTTCAACGTTTTCATCTTCATCTTCATCTTCATCTTCATCTTCGTCTCCGTCTTCATCTTCATCTTCGACAACCTCTTCGACAACCTCTTCGACAACCTCTTCGACAACCTCTTCGACAACCTCTTCGACAACCTCTTCGACAACCTCTTCGACAACCTCTTCGACAACTTCTTCGACAACCTCTTCGACAACCTCTTCGACAACTTCTTCGACAACTTCTTCGACAACCTCATCACCAACTTCTTCGACAACTTCTTCGACAACCTCTTCGCCAACCTCTTCGACAACCTCTTCACCAACTTCTTCACCAACCTCTTCGCCAACCTCTTCACCAACTTCTTCGCCAACCTCCAGTCTAGTCTTCGTTTTGTATTTTTCAGGGATTTTGTGTTGAAGAACTATTATTCCACAATTCAGTGCTTTTTCATAAATCTTCCAAGCCTTTGTTGTAGATGTATCGTAAGCGAGTGAACCAGCCAATTCGTTTTTAATTTGTTTGATAGCCTTTGTGAATTCATTGTTTCTATTGAAATTGATTGTTTTGTTATAATTGGAACCGAATATCTGTCCCATCTCTTTATTCTTGTAATTCATTTCCAACGCAACATAATTTTTTGCTCCATTTGATGAATCGTCTGGTATACCTCCATGCAAACGACCTAACTTATAGATCATCAATTCTCCTTTTGGCAATTTTCTATTATCTTCTAAAAATTGAGTTCCTGTTCCTATAATCTCAACCATCGTTTTATTGTCATCTAAATATCCTGTTTGGAAATAATGATCCAACTCTTGAATACTCTTCAACTCTGCCCCTTTCACCTGACAAAGTCTTCCCGTGTCTGTTTTATATTTTCTGTATTTATTCTCAGTGCTGTTATACTCTAGAAATACTGGCCTATCATCTTTCCCTCTAAATATGGTGATAAGAAGCTTCTTCAAAAATGGCACACAGTTAGGGTGGGTGAACACACTTTCACTCCCGAGTATTTTCTTGCCGTTGAGGATAATCTCTAACGAGTCTTTCTTCGCCAGCAAAATCTTATTATATGTTCTTTGTATAGAGTTTCTTATTTCATTATCGATATTTTTTACTGATGACATAGATAATACATGTGGCAGTATTTCTTCAATTATCAATGTTGATCCTTTTTCAAATCTATGGAATTTTCTAAAAACTTCTTCAGATATTATTTCCCTCTCTGTAGGGTCAAACGACTTGTTTGCTGATGTTTCTTTCATCATTACTGGGAATTCGAAACATATCCTGAAACACATGCCCTTTACCTTTGTATAGACGGTAAACTTGTTACCTGTAGAAACCGCTGCTTGTTTCATTCCTGTTCCAAACTCAGAAATGACTTCATCATTGTCATGTTCATCATCAACATGACCATGATTAAATGGGTTATTTTCACCCTCAGCAGTGATTCCATCGAACCCTCCTTCACAATCATCTTCAATTGTTAGCTTATATAGCATATTATCCATGATAGTTGTCTGAATATTTATGTGTGCTGCTTTCAAAATGGGATAATCGAGCAGTTCATTTATGGCAGTTTCAAACGTGTAATTGTTGTTTCTTGTTTGTTTTATCTTACTTCTGATGTGTTGGCATCCTATATGGAAATTATTAAATTGCGTAGTTGTTGAGGTCATTTCAATTGTATTATAATCGTCGTATTTACTTGATTATTTTAATTTAATTTTCAAGATCAATTTTTTGAGATGCACATAAAAACAAATATATGCGTATTGACTGTAAAACATAATTCTTTTATACATATATAATTACGTATAAAAGTTGTGAATAATGGCATCGTTGATGAATATGTTCATAGGCATTTCTTCGGATAAGGTTCCGGAGGAACAGCCTACAAATGAAACCAACTTTCGTTTGCCCATCGAATATTTAGACAAAAGCGATATTTGCCATTTGAATGAATCTGTTGTGCAAGATTTAGAAATGATATCTTTATCCCAGGACAGTTCCGGAGCGTTGTGTATGTATGACCATCTGGTTAAACCGACCGACGAATTCTCACAAAAAATGATTCCGAAACTTTCCACGAATTTCACACACAATACCGTGTTTTTGAAAGAGAGTCAGGATATTTTAAAGAGTTTTCCCGGGTACGAATCTAAAATGGAGGAAATTCGCGGGTCTTACGATGTTTCATACAGCGAAGTAATGGAAATATGGAAAGCCGCGAAAGAAGATAAGAATTTTATGGATAGATACAGTTTCATAGAATTTTCGCCTTTAAGATATTTGAATAAGATGCCGTCCTTTTTACAAGGTATTACAGTGATAAATATGGCATCCCCTGTGTTTAGTTTTATACTGCCCTTTCTATTTTTTCTGTTGCCCTTTCTAATCCTGAAAATCCAAGGTGTTTCAATCTCGTTTTCACTCTATTTTAATGTTCTCAAAGATATTGCCAAACACCATTTTATTGGAAAGGCTCTCACAAATATGGAAAATATGAATAGCCAGAATTTGGTATATCTCTTGATGCTTGCTATGTTGTATGTGTATAGTTTGTACAATAATTATTTATCGTGTCTTCGATTCTACAAAAACATCAATAACGTCAACAAGTATTTGACGAATTTACAAAGTTACTTGAAATATATGGTGAAAAGTATAGATGAATTTTCTGTTTTGATAGAGGGCAAACCCACATATACCGAATTTCAGTTGAGTATGGTAAAACAGAGAGGTCAATTGCGAGATATGTATGATATCATCAAACACATCCACCCATTCGAGCCCAGCTTTATGAAAATCACCGAGATTGGCAATTTATTACAATGTTTCTACGAGATTCACGAGAACAAAGAGTTCGAAGAAGCGCTCAAATACTCATTCGGGTTTGAAGGATACATCCAAAATCTGAAGGGGATTAGCGCGAATCTCATACACAATCATTTACACTATGCTACCTTTGTTGATGGCGATGAGACCGACACAGAGGATGGCGATGAAACCGACTCTGATGATGAAGATAAACCAATAAAAACGCAAAGAACTCACACAACATTTGAGAATCAGTATTATCCACCATATGTAGGTTCTCAAAACAATATTAAGAATGATTGCACTTTGAAAGATAACTTGATCATAACTGGACCCAACGCATCTGGTAAGACAACTTATTTGAAGGCGACTATTTTAAATATAATATTCACACAGCAATTCGGTGTGGGATTTTACGAGAGCTGTAAGCTGAAACCATACACGCACATTCATTCGTATTTGAATATTCCGGATACATCTGGACGTGATAGTTTGTTTCAAGCGGAGTCCAGACGGTGTAAAGATATAATCGACCAAATTTCCAGCAGCAAATCGAACGAAAGGCACTTTTGTATTTTCGACGAGTTGTATTCTGGGACGAATCCTGTGGAGGCAACCAAGTCCGCTTATTCCTTTTTACTATATTTATCGAAATTTGAGAACGTGGATTTCTTATTGACCACTCACTATACAACTATTTGTGATAAATTGGATGGTTCTCCAATGATGAAGAATATGAAAATGAATACGATTCACGATGAATCCAGCGATGAGATCACATATGAATATACAATAAGTGAGGGCATCTCCAAAATACAAGGCGCAATATTAGTCTTAAAGGCGATGGATTATCCAGACGAAATCATACAAGAAATCACTGATTTTGAAGAATAATATGTGTTTGAATTTGTTTGAGGTTCTCGAATCGACCAAAAATATTTTGTCTATAGAATCCACAAAATATTTTTCCAGTTTTACAAAAAATGTAAAATCAATAGTAGGAATTTCACCTACGATGGTCTAACTTTTTCCTCTTCCTTTTGATTATTTGAAGAGGTGAAAGACGAAATATGCGTAACTTGTGAAAAACACACAGGGCGTTCTTGCCTATCAATCCAGCATTTTGTAATATTCATTATGTTGATTGCTGAATTAGCATCTCTTGTTCTAAATACGATTTGTTTGACTTGGGGTCTCACGCATCCAGAACATACTAAAAGACGAAACTGCTTGTTTCCATTACTATGCTTGTAATAAGATAAATCATTATTACATTCACAGCATTTTTTACTTGTATTACATTCGTTGATTGTTATTGTATCATACTTTTTATGGATTTGCTTTCGTAATCCTTTATTCATAGTAGGCATAAAATGTTTCATTTGAGTGGTTCTACTCCAATTTCCATAACCAATTAGGATATTTTCACCAAAGGTTTCCTTGATTTTATTAAGGAACTTATCCATACTTTTCTTACCATAACTATATTGTCTAAACTTCATTTTCCTCCAAACATCACGCTTGTAAAACTCGGTTGTTTCTTTATTCAGTTTATCCTTTTCTACTAAATACTCTTTGAACTTATCATAATCAACAGATTTACTATTTTGAAACGATAAATGGGTTTCTTTTTCTATGATGTTGTTTCGTTTCTTTTCCACTAATAATATTCGTTGGTTTGTTTTTGCTTTGCTTTCTCGCTTCCTTTGAGGTGCTGTATATTGGAGTTTGTTTCCTTTGTCGTCCATCATATATACCAGACTGCGTTTTCCAGGGTCGCAACCTACAATATTACGAGGTGCTACTTCTTTGAGTTGTTCTAACGATAAATCTTCTATATTATGGAAGTCTTGTTCTTGTATAGTAGGAACTTTACTTCCCCATTTCTTATCTCTCAAATCCTTACGAATAAACAACAAAGAGCAACTAATACCATCTGTTTGTATTTGGTAATGAAAATGATAATGCTTATTTTTGAATGTTTTATGCTGTAGGTTCAAAAGATTATTCCATATATCGTGTTGATACAATTTAATATTTTTATGCATTTCACCCTTCTTTGTTCCTTCCTTATTATTCGCAGGACAGAATAAACTAATTATGGTTGCTGTATCCAGAATGATATGCTTTGGAATAATGTTATTACGAAGTGGTAAAGGTTGGAATAATTTATGGTCTTCCTTTTCTAATACAGTATTCATATACAACATACCTTTCAAATAATCAAATGGTTTCACTTTCACATCATAATGAACTGACTTCTTTATATTTTCAGGAAGAATATTCTGTAAATGGGTGTTTTTCCAGTCATCAAACATAGCATCCGTTTCTTCATTGCAGTCTAATAATTGCTTCTTGAACTTGAATATAATTGCTTTATCTTCTGTAATATCCTTCGTGGTTTTATTGATGAACCGAAGGAAGTGTTGGATAAAGTGTTCTTGTGTGTTATTAGATAAGGAAGTATGAAGTTGTGTTGCTAAATAAGGTAACAAAAAAGTAGTATTTTTTAACTGGGTCTTTTCGTGGTTAAGTAAAGGTTGATATTCTTTATCGTAAAACTCTTGTAATGTTTCTAATAGGTCAATATCCTTACTTTTAACACCTTGATTACTTCTGATGCCTAATGTTTTGATACAATACAAAATAAACTTCTCATTTATTTCCGGTAAAGGTTTGTTGTCGTTATAGCATTTCAATATATACAATCTAATAAACTGATAAGACTGTATCATCAAATCATTCATTTCAAAAACCAAATTAGTAATGACTGGTTGCACTTCTTTGTGGTTATGTAATACAGATTTGAGCGTGGTTTTTATAGTAGTGTAAGCATTTTTTTCATTAGAACGGAACTCTTGGAAAGTATCTTTCTTTTTCTTTTTCACCATTATATATATACTAAATATTTTATTTTAAGTAGTTTTTTACAAAAATCTACTTATTCCTAAATATTCTCATTATTTTGTTTTTCTTCCATTTCCTTTTTTAGTTTTTCTTTTCTTCGTAAATATGCTTGTTTATTGTATTCCTTCCTTTGTTCTGGTGTAGATTTGTAATTAGTAGTTTCTTTATATTTTCTATTTCGTTCCTTTATAACATCTTTATTCTTTTCATAATATTCTTTTCTACTTGATGGTGCAGTGTATTTATTGAGATGATCTTTAGTTGATTCCAGTTCCTCTTTTAGTTTAGCATTTTCTTCTAATATTTCTTTTATTTTTTCTTCATCCATTACGATACTATACATAATAAAAAAATAGTAATATCTTTTTATTATATTTTGTCCCATTTTAAATGTCCGAAGGTGTATAAATTTGAGAACCATTCGAGAACCTAACAGTCAAAGTTTTGAGGTAATTCCTTGATAGTTATATTGTAGAAATTCTCCAGCTTTCTCATAATATTCAAATCACGACGTGTAATAAAGTTTATGGCCATACCTTTCCTACCCCATCGACCACTACGACCGATACGATGTAAATAGGTGTATGGGGATTTGGGAATATCGAAATTTATTACTGTGCTGACGTGTTGTATATCAATACCTCGGGCGGTTATATCCGAGGAAATGAGAACCCGATAATGTCCATCCCTAAACTTTTTAAACTCGGTTTGACGCACTTGTTTGTCCATAGAACTATGAATGCAACATACCGAGAATCCTTCCCCCAGCATCGCTTCATACAAGTTCATTACGCGGTTCACGCTATTACAATAAATGATAGATTGTGAAACACTTATCGAGGAATACAAATCCTTTAAAACATCATACTTCATATAGTCATCCTGTATCGCAACATAATATTGGGTAATACACTCCAAATTCAGCTTCTCCACTTTCATCAATATTTTGGTGGGGTCTCTCATAAATTTCGTTGTTATATCCAATACCTCGTCGGGTAATGTCGCACTGATAACCACACTTTGAAGGTTCTCCGGCATATATTGGTAAATATCGTATATTTGGTCTTTGAACCCCTTCGAAAGCATTTCATCGGCCTCATCCAAGATAAGCATTTTCAAATTTCGGGTTCTTAATGCCTTCCTACAAATCATATCATAGACACGTCCACTGCAACCAATCACTATATGAGGAGTGGACTTCTCTATACACGATATATCCTCTCGAATAGATGTTCCACCAATCAACAATTTAACGGTCAAACCTGTCATATAGGACCCTAATTTCATTAAAACATCATAGGTCTGTTTCGCCAATTCGTGTGTAGGAGATAACACAATCGCTTGAGTTCGACTATCTCCCAAATCAATGGACTGAAGTATGCTGATTGAAAATGCCCCCGTTTTCCCCATTCCAGACTGAGCTTGGGCAATGGTATCCTTCCCCGAAGTGATGACCGGAATTGATTGACTTTGAATATAGCTCGGCTTCTCAAAACCGTTTGTATATATACCACGCAATACATCTTCCTTTAAATTCATAGAATCCCAATCCTCATAGGTTACGGGAATTTCTTCCGTTTCTTTTTCTTGATGATTACCCTGTTCCATCAAGAAAAAATATATATAAATAAACCAAAAATATTTAACTTGTTTTTATATAATTTAATATAATTATTCATAAAAAGTATAAATATTAAAATATATTATATAGTAATAGTGTTTTGTTATAATGACCACTTTGGTATATACTTTGAAAGATTATGACAATATCATATTTAGTAATACACTCTGCGAATGGGAATTACCAGATAATACAATGAAAATTATCGGAGAACTGGATGCACTCTTCCAGAATCATAAACAAAACACACCACCCGCATCGCACAATCATTCGCACTTTAACCTTTATGAAAAACCGCGAAAGAAGAAGAGGGACTATGGTGATAATTGGGGAAAAGATAGAATACCGTCTGCTCCTATCAAAGAGAAAAAGTCGGAGTTGGAAGAGTCGACCAGCTCACTGCGCACTTTTATGAACAAGCTGTCCGAAAATAATTTCGTTATAACTTGCGAAAAAGTGATGAGTGTATTGGAGACGTTCAAAGACGATGAATCCACCTATGAGAAATTGCTGGCAATTATCTTTGAAATTTCGGGAAATAATAAGTTTTTTTCGGTTATTTACTCCAAGTTACACAAACACATCCAACAGAATACAACTAATAGTGTATTATACGCTAGTAAACTCGAACACTTCGTAGAAAATTATAAGGCCAGTTATCAAACAATACAATATGTGGATCAAAACGACGATTACGATAAATTTTGCGAATATAACAAGTCAAATGATCTGCGTAAATCGAAGGCATTATTCTGTATGAATTTAACAAAACAAAATTTGATGACCGTCACACAATTCGCCACTATTGTATTAGACATAATCGATAAATTAATGAATTATATTGAGTTGAGTGAACGCAGTAATGAAGTCGAAGAACTCACTGAAAATCTTTTTTTGTTGTTGGACAAAGAATTTATAGGTGTGATCAAGACCGAAGGAGAACACTACACTCCAATCCTCGAAAAACTTCAGCAAATTGGAAAATACAAGATGAAAGAGAAACCGGGTCTTCCCACAAGGTCCATATTCAAATACAGGACGATGTTAGAGTATATTGTATGAAAAGCGTTGGTTAAGAATGCGTTGGTTAAGAATGCGTTGGTTAAGAATGCGTTGGTTAAGAATGCGTTGGTTAAGAATGCGTTGGTTAAGAATGCGTTGGTTAAGAATGCGTTGGTTAAGAATGCGTTGGTTAAGAATGCGTTAAAAGAAAATATGTATAATTGATACAAACAAAATTAAAAAATACTGTTATACTATATACACATGTCGGTCAATAGAAATATTCATTATGATGAAAATAAACTATTGGAAGACGAAGATTTGGATTATGAATCCCAATTATATAAGGCGGAGATTTACGATAAATTATATTTGATAGCGGTCGGAAAAGAACGTGTGTTGATTTCAAAGAAGAACCATTATTATTTACCGGTTTACATTATCCACAACAATCGTGTATTCAAACAAATCGGCGCTTTCGAATATGAGGGGGAACAAAGGGACACCAAGTCCCGCCAAAAAACCTTCTTGGACACCGACGATGTTTTAGATTTGAACCGTTTGGGGGACATTATTTTGTATAGTTTCGCGGATTACGAATTCTTCAATAGTTTATCTGTGGACATCAAACAGACCCATATTGCTGATATAGAACGAGAATATCTCAAACAAAAACCTGAAGAAGAAGGGGACGACGCGGCCGGCGATTCAGATGACGACGATATGTTCCGCATAGACTCGGATAAAATCGACAAATCCAAAGAAATGGAAAAATCCAATAAAGTCCTTAAAGAAGGCATTTTCGAAATCGATAAATCTATCCGGCCACCTGCGATGATTTTAGAAGAAAATCAGCAAGACGCGAAAAATATGAAGAAAGATTTCAAAGATTCGTCGAAAACAACATACATCGAAAAATTTATGAAAAATAATAATTATGATATCGTTGAAACAATAAAAAACGGAGATTGTCTGTTGGATGCTTTGCGTATCGCGTATCTGCAAATCGGGCATAAGACAACAATCGAAAAATTACGCACGCTTATATCAAATGAAGCAACAGACGAAATATTCGAGCAATACCGAAATATTTATGTAGGATCTATGGTGGAAAGGACCAGCTTGAAAAAAGAAACCGAACAAATGAAGGTCGAAAACAAGGATTTGAAGAAACGTATGGAAAAGGCTCAAACAGTAGAACAACGACAGAAAATCAAGGAAGACGCCGATGTAATCGTTGATAAATACAAGAAATGCCAAGAAGAAATACGAAACAATGAAGAGTTGCTGGAAGAATTCGCATTCATGGAAGGAGTGGATAACCTGGAAGATTTCCGCGCAATAATCAAAACAACGAAATATTGGGCGGATACTTGGGCAATCACTACATTAGAAAAATCGCTGAACATTAAGTTTGTGATTTTCTCTGAGAATGAGTTCAATGAAAATGACCTAAATTCCGTATTGCGATGCGGACAAGAAAATGATAAGACGGCGAATACTTCCAACCCCGAATTTTATGTGATGGTCAGTCACGAAAAGAATCATTATCGGTTGATATCATACAAAAGTAAATACACCTTTAAATTTTCGGAGATACCATATGATGTGAAAATGCTCATCATAATCAAGTGTATGGAGAAAAACGCCGGACCTTATTACAACATTCCCGATTTCCGCAATTTGAAATCCAAAATGGGAATAGACCCCGATATGGGTTCGACGCAAGATGACGACGAAGAAGATTCGCAACACGATAATTTGTTTGATGATGATGTGATTTTCACTTATTATAACAAATCCGCGGCAACTCCTAAAGCAGGGAAAGGAAACAACGAGAAAATCAAGGCCGAGAAAGTGCCTATATTTAAGGAACTCAACTTGAAAAAACACAAGGATTGGCGAAAAATGTTGGATGATTATTTTGAATCACCATTCGAATTGGAAGGGAAGAAATGGTCGACGGTAGAACATTACTACCAAGCATCGAAATTTAAAAAGACCCACCCTGATTTTTACGATGTATTTTCCCTGGATGGCGGTGACGAAAAAATCAATAAAGATGTGGAGATGGCCATTATTGCGGGTTCCAAGACCGGAAAAAAGAAATCGGTTCTTTTACGGCCGGTCAATGTGAAAATAGACCCAGATTTTTACGGTGGTAGACATACAGAAGAACGCGAAAAGGCAGTATTCGCCAAGTTCTCGCAAAATATTGTTTTAAAAGAAATATTATTGTTGACGAAAGACGCGAAATTAATGAAAATGATTCCTAAAGAAGAACCTCAAACAGATTATATTCTGATGAAAGTGCGTGAAGCTTTGAAAAATGGAAAATGAAACATCTAACTATTTAATTACATCCAATGACGAAATTCAAATATAATTACAATTACTTTATTGAAATTATACTATGAGAATGGGTCAATATACAAAGTGTATATTAATCGATATTGATTACGAATATGTTGAAACTCTTTGTTAATGAATTCAACGTATCATTATGACTTACTGATATGTCTATGGAATATGGAGTATTTTGTATTTCAGGTATTTCGAATATCAAATTTCTATAACTCGTTGCGTGTAAATTATGGAAAAATGAAGTACTGTTGAATCCTACTTCACTATAGTTAGTAGGCGATGTATCCATGTTATAAGGAGTTGATATGCCAGTTAGTGTTAAAGAATTACTCTCGGATGCCTTAGTTTTCCCATCCAAAACATCAGTTCCATCAATAATAAGAGTCGGATTCCATATGAATGCTGAACCGGCTTCATTGTCGGTTTTTCTAAATTTTAATGTAATATTACTTGATGTAAAAACTCGGTCAATATAGATTGTTTTCAACACCCATGTATTGTTTGCTACTGCGACTATATTCTCTTCCAGAATTGTTTCAGCATTGGTGTCCAAGTCTATAGAACTTACTTGAAATACTCCATTAGACTTTGTTTTTCTTCCTTTGTAATAAAAGCTTAAAACTCCTGTGAAATTACTACTTGTATCAAATACTTGAGCGCTTTTTAAGACATTTCCATCGATGGTAAATAGGGATGCGTCTGTTCCACCAAGAGAATAAGAATAATCTGATTGAGTATTCGTCAATGAACCTGGCATACTCGTTACTGTTAACTCACCCACCAAACCTAATCCTCTCAAAAAATCCAAATTATCTCTATTGTTATAATAATATTGCACACTGGATTCAGTTAAAGTTTTATCATACACCCTGAAATATCTGTAATTTATTTGACCTTGGTTATTATCATCTGGCCAGTTTGAACGGCCTAACAATGCGTTTGTCCGTGTAGCATTTAAAAATGTTGAATAATTACCGGTGAACGTTTTTACCAATGAATTGTCTATATAAACTTTAATAGTGTCAGAGGAAAATGTTAAAAATGTATGGTAATAAACTCCGTTTTGTAAATTTGTTCCACTCATCACTCCTGACGCATAAT